GCTAAATCTGGTGATACTAAGATTGATAATTCTCAGAAACAGTTAAAAGATATTATAGGTCAAATGGTTGGTAAAGGATTAACTAATGAAGTTAATTATTTCGCAGAACAAGTTGGTAATATCTTTGCTGATACAGATCTTTTAGGACAACCTATTAGCGTTAGACAATATACAGGATTAGTATCTAGATTAAACGAGATTCAGAATAATAAACAGATATTTGATCAAGCAAAAGAACATGCACTATCTAAAGGAACACTTTCAGAAGCAGCAATAGATTATTCTGGAAATTTATTCGCACAAAACTCTAATGGAGAACTTGTTATGATTACTCCAGATCAATACTCAGAAAGTAGAGAAGAGTATAGAGTATTAACTAATAATGATCTCTTAACTCTAAGGAATAATAGTAAAGCTTATATATTTGATAATAGCCTATCTCAAACGGTTGCTGGAAGTTTAAATATAAACGATATAAGTAAACGAATAGAAGAGATTGTTAAATCTATAGGAGTAGAAAAACAATCTTCTGATTATTACTTTGATAAAGCTAGAGCTAATCAATTAGAAAAAGGATTACAAGCTATTGTAAGTGAGAAGTTAAATACCGCTCCTGATGGAACTTTTAAATTAACTGAGGAAGTTGCTACACAAAGAAAAAATGCTAATCTTGCTTTAAATTACATATGGAATAATTTAGATCAACAATCTAGAAATACTTTAATCGCAAGAGCTGCTATTAATAATACTGGAGATCCTAGAGAAAATGCTATAGAAAGTATTAAAAATATCCTCATCTTCGGAACTGATCACTCTTATTCCCAATCATTAAAAGATGAGAATATAGAAGGTAAATCAGGAAGTGGTTCTGGAGGTAAAGGAGGATTAACTGATATTAACCCTCTAATGAGTTATGTATCAGATCCTAAAAATCAGAAATATGTAGTAAATGTAGGAGATAAATATTCTTTTGATGCTAAAGCTAGTATTAGACCATTAATAGGAGCTAAAGGAGAAGTATTAAATGAGAATTATTTATCTGATATAATTACTAACGGAGGATTAGGTTCTTTAGTAGATATTTCAGGAGCTTCTGTTGGAACTGGAGTTACTTTAAACCCGAATGATTTAAGTAAGATATTATATGAAGGAGATAGAGTAGCGATGACATGGTTACCATATATAACAGATCCTAAAACAGGTTCTAAAGTAGTAGATTTAAAAGCATTAAAGCGTTTAGAAGATGCAGATAGAGAAATTTCTGCTATAGGTCCTACAGTTACAGAAGATCAGAAATTAAATATATACAGAGCACATAATGTAGATCATTTAATACTTAGAGACGGAGAACCAGCACAAAGTCAATTATCTTATATGCATCAATTTATGGTTATCCCATCTCTAATTCCAGAAGAAGTGGCAGAGGAAACTCAATTAAATAGTATTACTAAGAGATTAAATAATGATTTAGAGGATAAGGCTAGAGATATGTATGCTAGAGTTAGATCTAATTTAGAAAATAAAATGTTGAGAGCTAATGGTTACGTACCTCCAGAATATTGGCTCATATCCAACGATGATATATATAAATCCTCTATATTCTTACCTGTACAAGATGAGTTAATGTCAATCTTATTTACTGGAAAAACTGCTCCTCAAACAGCTAAATCTAATTTAGATTATGAAAATGTAATAAGAAATACTAATCAAATTACACAACAAACTGGAGGATTAAATCCAGCTGCATTTAAATAATATGGATAATTTAGAAAAAAAGGATTGGTTTGGGTTATATTACTCAAACCAAGATAAAACTTATATAGACTTCTTACAGAACGGAGTTACTCCTAATGATATAGAATTGAAATCAAAGGATGAATATAAACAAAACGAAAAGATTGTTCAGGCATTTACTGCACCCGATGGAAAATTTGATGATAACGCATTTGATACATTTTATAATAAAGCATTATCCTCATATAACACATTATCTATAGGACAGTTTACAGAAGAAGATCTCCCCAAAGTGCAGTATGATATAATGTCTCCTTTTAAATCTCAGCTTTCTCCTGTACAAGATATTTCTTTAGATATAATAAAAACTAAAAATCCTTTTATTCAAAGCACCGGATTAAATACTATACTAGGGACAGAAATGACTAGTATGTCTACTAGAGAAATAGCTCAACAAAATAAAATTTTTGATACTGAGAATAATAGGTGGATGGATATTACTCCAGAGGATTTAGGATTTTGGGGAACAGTAACTAAAACTCCGATAGTTTTAGCTCAATATGATAGAGATATACAAGAAACTGATCCAGAAACAGGAAGATTAATACAACATAAAAAGGGAGAAATAAAATTAGATGAAAGTGGAATGCCTTATTATGAAACTCTTGGTAATCGAGAGGTTCACGGTAAACAAGTATTAAGTGCATTTGATGTAATTACTAGAGAAAATTCTACGTGGAATAAATTTGATTTTTTTGATAATGATGGAGAAGAATCTAGTATCGGATCTACTATAGCACAAACTATAGCTAGTATCGCTCCTTTATTTATCCCATATGTAGGTCAAGCTTATGCTGGAGCTTTAGTATTTCGAGAAGGTACTAAGCTAGGTATTACTCTATATAAAATGATGGATGGGTTTATTAATAATAATCCTAATCCTAATTATGGGATATTAAATACTATAGAAGCCAAAGCCAATCAATTTAATACTAGTGTATCTGATAAATCCCAAGAAAAAATATTAACCTTTGAGAATTTTGGGAGATTAATCTCAGACGTTGGTAGTCAATTATTCCAACAAAGATTATTAGCTCAAATTCCAAACTGGCTTGGTATTGGAAATTCTGAAAGGGCTGCTCTAAAAGCTATAAAAGCTAAATATGGAGATGATATAATACAAGCTATTTCTGATGGTAGTATAATTCAAAATAGAGGATTATATAATACAATTACCCGTAACGATCCTGCTGTTATAAATGCAATAAATAAAGCTAATATAAGAAATAATTTCTTAGGTAGATTTATGGCTAATTTCTATATGTCTGGAACTTCTACAATGGATGTATATAACGATGCTTTAGATGCCGGATATGATAGAAGAACAGCTGCCTTAACTACAGGCTTAGCTATGGGTGCTACTACTTGGATGATACAATCTACAGAAATAGGACAGAAAGCTTTAGAGGGATTGGGATTTGATAGTGAAAGAGCTGCTATAAGAAATGCTGGAAAAAAGTTTATCGAAGAAAATAGAGAATTATTACATTATACTGCAAATAATACAAAAGATAAAGCTGCATTTAATTCTGTATTAAAGAAAGCTATAAATACATTTAAAAAAGTAAAGGAACCTATAAATAATATTATCTCAGGTTCTGGAATAGCTAGTAATGCTGTAGCTGAAGGAATTGAGGAAATGTCAGAAGAAGCTATTATGGATATGTCTAAAGCTATTACAGATGTATTCACAGGAATTTCTGGTACACAAAAAGATGCTTCTTTTGATTTCTTATCCTCTAATCCATTAGAAAGATACTTAATGGCTGGTTTTGGAGGTGCTATTGGTGGGGCTATATTTAAAGCTGCTAATAATTTATCTGATATAAATAAAAGAGTTCCAGAACAAGCTACTGATAATATCTTTTACATATTACGAAATGGAGGTAAATCTAAATTAATCTCAGAACTAGAGAGATTAAGGCAACAAGGTGTAGCTCCAAAAAATCTTTCTGCTACTAATAGAACAATAGAAGGAGAGAATATAAATTACTCTCCTGTAGAATCTGGAGATATTTCCCAAAATGATGCTGTAATAGACTTATCGTTACAATTAATAAATCAATGGGATGCTATTATTAATGAAGAAAATCTACGCCTTAGTGACGAGGAATTAATATCTTTATCCGCATTAAGGGATAGGAGAGTAGAAGATCTTATTAAATTTGATGGGAGATTAGATATTATTAGGGATTATAATCAATTAGGAAAAGAAATAGGAAACTTACTTCTAGAAAAGAAAGATATAGAGAATCAATTAAATGCTCCTAATAAAGAAATTCCGAATAAAACAGAGTTGGAGAATAGATTAAATATAATAAATGAAGAACTTCAACAAAAAAGAACAGAGAAAGATATATTATTACGAGGAGGAAAATCCGAAGAATATTTAAAAAGAGCTTTATTTAATATAAGCGAAATATCTAATAAAATTTATTCTTCTGATATATATACATATACAGAAAATATTCTCGGCAAACCGTATGGATCTTTATCAGAATCTGAAAGAGAGGAAATTAAATCTAGATATAAAGCTTATAGAGAAGATAATAATGAGAAATTAGATAAAGCGTATAAAATATTTACGTCATTATCACAGAAATATGGTGATAATATTATAAATATAGTATCTAAGTTACCGTTATTAAATAAAATAAAAGGATATCTATCAGGAATAGATGAAGAGGCCTTACTTAATCTTGATGAAGATGCAAAACGTAATTTTGATTTAGCGAGAAAGTTAGGACTTGAATTAGGAGTTCCGGTAGAAAGAGGAATTGATTATATATTTGAATACAGAAATACGGATTTATCTGATATAAATACTCAGAATATAATTAAAAACTTCTTTAGTTCAATAAATCAAGATGGATCTGGAATCGATGTAAGTAATATCTTCTCTGCATATAAGAATTCTGGAGAATTTATATCTAATATATTTGATACAATATTTAATATAGATCAGAAAATAGATACCTTATCTAATTCTATTAATAATAAATTAAACTCGAATCCTACTTTAGATAAAAATTTCGTAATAAGAGAATCTATAGAAGAATTTTTAAATGATAACGTTTCTAATTCTGTAGTTAAATCTTATATACAAAATAATTTAAATCTTCCTAATTTAAATTCTTCAGAGGAAGCAATATCTAATATTAGAAAGATTCTTATTAATTTATCTGGATTATTACAGTTTAATCTAATTCCCCAACTTAGAACTAAATCAATGATGAATTTAATTGAAAGTGCTAGAAATGAGGGAATAGAATTGACTAAAGATTTATATTCTTATATAAAAACATATCTAAAATCTGATAATAAAGTAGAATTAGATTACTCTTCTTATGTATCTAATCTTTTATCTTATGTAGATGAGAGTCTTGGGGAATTAGTTAATTATGATTTACAAAATATAAAATCCCAATCTCCGGATTTTCAAGCTGCTTTAAAAGAGGGATTTGAAGAAATTGGAGTTAATAATTTAGAGGAAATACTACTAATATCGGAGGAGTTAAAAAACGTAAAAGATTGGTTTGAAGTAGCAAATTTATTAAAAAATTCTAATTTAAATGATGTAGAGAAAAGGATCATTATAGAAAGTATAAATGATTCAAATAAATCTAAAACAAAATCATCTTTATCAGAAATAAATATTTTATCAGAAGCTTCAATAGATCCTTCTCAGTTAGTAGAGAATCCTTTAAATACTTTATTGTCTGAGATATATTTAAATATAGATGAATCTGCTGGAAATATTAATATCTTTGAATTATTATCAAATGAAAGTGATTTATTAAAATCTACTAATACACTTTCTGATTATGTCTTGCAAGGAAAAGTTAAATTAGAACAACTTGATACTGCGATAAATGTGATTAATGCACTACAATCAGTAGTATCTTCGATGCAATCTTCTACTATTGAAAATGGAGGATATGGATTTAATTCTACTTTAAATTATATAAGAGAAAAATTAGGAGTATCAGAAAAACTTCCAGAAATAGAATCTAATTCCGCGTTTGAAGTTATACAAGAATTAGAGAGGATAAAGAATAAATTAGGATTTTATAAAAAATTATCCGAGCAAAATAAAGGTAATAAACTTAAAGAGCATAAGCTTACAGCTATAAAAACTAGACAAGCTCTTATAAAGAATTATCAAGATAAATTATTTAAAAATAGAGCTCCTGAATTATTTGAAGGAGTGGATGATATATTATCTAATTATAATTTAGATAGTTTAAATAATTCAGATTTAACCGATGAAGAATATATTTCATTAGAGAAACTTATTCTAGAAGTAGAAGATAGAATTTATGATAATGCTACTAAGTTATCTAAAAATAATACAGTATCTAAAGAACATTTAATATCTAAATTATTTCAGAATTATAATTATTCTAAATTAATGAAAGAAGCTTATAATAATCCGGCTCCTTTAAATTCTGAAATAACTGAGATGTCTCCCTCCGATTTATTTATTTATTATCATACTATATTAACCACAAAAGCATCTACATTTAATAATGCGTTAAGAGATATAGTGAATGAATCATTGGGATCAGGTAAACAATTTATAATTCCTATATTTTCTCAAGAATATGCTGCAAGGATTGCGTTAGCTTGTATTATAGATATAAACTTCATGAACAACTCTACCGAGTTAACTAAGGAGTTTGAGAATAGTATTACAAATCTAGCACTTAGAGATAAATACAAGAATTATATATCTAGATTACAAAATACAGTATTTATAAATGGAGCTCCCGGAGTAGGTAAAACTACTGGTGTTGATTCTTTAGTATTTAAATTAGCTAATAAATTATTGGGAGAACAAGGTGCTGTTATATCTGGACCTAAGGTACAACAAACAGTTAATTTATTAAATTCAATTACTGGAGAATCTTATTCTGAAACGGAAGGATTAAATACTATAAATGATGCTATTAAGAATAAAAAACTAACAGCAATTACTGCTGATATGTTATTAAATTCTATTTTAGTATCCCCAGAAATAATAGAAAAGGCCAAGAAACAGTTTAATGATTCTCAATCTAAAACTATTCCAGAGAATGAGAGAGTTATAGATATACTAGAAACTCAAGACAAGGAATTAGTTGTTAGAATAAACCCTAAATATTTAACTCCTTCTAATTTTAAATCTGGAATATTCCAAGATCAGAGATTGATATTTATTGATGAAGTTACACAATTATCTAAATTTGAATTAGAATTATTATCTTCATGGGCCCAACAAAATGATAAGATATTAATTACTTCCGGTGATTTATTACAATCTGGTTATGCTGGAAGTGATGGAGCATATTTAGGAATAGATGTAGATACTAATTTAATATACACACCTACTTTAGCTACATCTTTAAGAATTACTAATATTCATAAAAAAGATAACTTAGATTCTTTAAGAGTATTAACTGATAGAGTTAGAAATGTAGATAATTACTATACTACAGGAGAATTTAATTTAGAAGAGGGAATAAAAATAGCGTTATCTAACTATGAGAACATACCTAGTCTAAAATATTATGAAGACGACGTAAAACTCTCCGGAGATAAAATTGTTGGATCTATTTCTACCTTTGATTTAGATAAATTAGTTCGTGACTCAGAAGAGCCAGTAGGATTTATATATGATGATGTAAATTCTGATACATATAAGCTAATAGATACTTATATAAAAAAGAATCCTGGAAAAATAAGGAAATTTAAACTTGAAGAAGTACAAGGTTCAGAAGCTAAATACTTTATAGTAGATAAGAAATTTAATTTCGGATCTCATGGAGAATTTGTAGAAAAAGCTACTAGAGATTTATATACTGCTATAACTAGATCTAAAGAAGGTACTATTATTATAAATAATGGGTTAACTACTAAACTTACTAAAGGATCTGAAAGAATTAGTTATACACAATCCTCTATATTAAATAATGAAGCTGCTAAATCTTTCTCAGAATTAAGATTGAAAGCTCTTAATGCTTCGTTAGAGAATAAAACTATAGAACCTCAAAAGAAAGAATCTTCTACTACATCAGTCTCAACACCCCAACCTAATATAGAATTAGGAAAAGTTTTAGATGCTGCATTTAGTGATTCTCCAGAAGCTAATAGAAAAATTCAACAATTAGAAAGAATAGAATCTAAAACAGAGAAACATTCTCCTGATAGTTTTATATGTTATTCTTATAGAACAAGAATTAAACCTAAAGCAGAAATTAATGGTGATATAACTACTTATAGCATTAAAGATTCCGCTATAATGCTAAGATTAGATTCAAATAGTGAACATAGAGCATTCTTTAATGGAGAAATTGATGGCTTAAATCCTACACAATTCGAAAGAGTTGATGAAAAGATATTAGAAGTAAAGAGTATATTATATAATTACACAAAATCCAGAAGAAATAAATTATTTAAAGATTATAATATTGAACAAGATTTATCTAATTTATATAATGACATATCTGGAAATACTGGAACATTAGATTTATCTAACGGGAAGTTTGTATTAAAAGCAACTAAATATTTTAATAAATCTATAGGAAAAGAAGATTCTGTCATTAGAATTATATATGAAATTCCTATATTAAATTCTTCTACAGAAGAGAATACTGTAGAGCTTTATATAGTAGAATTACCAAATATTAATAATGAATCTTTTAGAATTAAAGATTCTGATACTCCAGAACAAAGAGCTTCTAAAGCATGGTTTGTAGAATATCAAAAATTCTATGGACAAATAATGAATAGTTTCATTTTGGATGAAAGTGGAAAATCTAATAAATACTTCCAGCTTAGAGATGATTTCGAATTAGAACGAATTACTAATAGTATTATATATAAAGGATCAGATAAGAAAAAATTTGCACATGTTCCATTTGAATCTAAAGAATCTGAATTTAGAGGAATTTACTTCTCTAAGCCTTATATAGTAACTAATACTAGATACGGTAAATCTAATCGGAATGAGTTATTAATTCAACGTAACGAGAGATTAAATACTCTATATAATGATTATTATGAAACTTTAGAGGAATATAATAAAGCAGATACTACTCAAAAATCTAGATTAGAACCTATATTAAAATCTAAATCTGAGAGATTAAATGCTGAAATAAATAAGAATAATATCAAAGGCAAAGCAGTAGTATTTGCTACACATAGTAAATATATATTTGATGAGGATGATAATATTATCTCAGAAGATCAGTATGGAGATTATTACATAGACCAAATGAATGGAAAATATGATAATGATCCAGATAGAAGAGATAAAATTAGAATGATCATTTTAAATCCGGAAGGACAAACATTCCAATCCTTTATATCTAAATATAGAGAATTTATAAATTCATATAAAAAGAATTCTGGAGTAGCTAAATATAATGGTAAATTTTATAAATCTTACTTTGGAGATTTTATAGGATTTGATACATTGTTATCTATATATAATTATTATAATTATTTAAAAGCTAACGGGAAGCCAGACTCTAAACATATCAAAATTGCTGAGAAATTATTTAATTCTCTATCCTCACTTTCAACTAAAGAAGGAAATGCGGAAAACCCATTTGATCTTCCTAGTGCCAAAGTTAAATTTGGACTACCTCATGTTCTGAGGATAATGGAGAGATTACATATAGAAACTACTCCAGAAGAGATTAAGAAAATGGAGAATTACTCCTCTTCTATTAATGGGAATGATGTACTTAAATTCATAAATAAGATTATAGAATTTAAAATAAATCAAAGACTCCATCCTGAATTATTAGTATCTTCTCCAATTATAAATGAGGAAAATGGGGGAATATTCCAAGACTGGAACAAAGAAGATGGAATTACCGATTTAGATATAATTGATTTTATGGAATTTGCTATGTTAGGAAGAAGAAATTATAAACAACCTGACGGAAGCATTAGTTCTGTAGAAGCTCCTAATTATAATCCTTTATTTAAAAATGGAATCTTCCCATTCCCTGTTTATGAATTAACGGATAAGAAAACTGATTATACTGGAGGAGAATATTTCTATGAAGCAAGAAATCCGGAAGGACAATATTATATAGATAGAGATATTCAAACTCCACAATTTGTATTTCAACCATCTAAGGATTTAGCTTCTCCAAATGATTTCGGAATCGCAAGAGTAGAGAATAATAATAGAGAGGTATCTAATAAAGATGGTGAAAAACAAAAGAGTAAAGAAGTTTATAGAGCAGAATTATATAATAATATAAAAGATAAATTATCAACTTCTAATATGGATTTAAATTATCTACTTATTAATAATATCTCCTTAGCAACTATAACAGGTTCGATGGATAGAGATGTGGAGAGTAATATAAATTCCACTATAGATATAGTAAATACTATATTAGAAACTCAACTTATAAAAGTAGACGAAATATCAGAAGTAGATTATATAGAATATAAAAATAATGAATTAAAGATATATTCAAGCCCTATAGAAAATATGGAACAAAACGATAGTATTTCTGAGGAAAATAATATATCTTTGTCACAGACATTCGGGAAAATGTTTGATGTAGTATCAAATCCTAAAGATTTAGAAATGTTAAAAAATATAACAAAAGTATTATTGACTTATGATAACAATAATTTATTAATAAACTATGTAACTAAATCTGAAATCACCCCTGATACAGTAAATTTAATTTTATCTAATATAAATATACAAACAATACTATCTGATATAAATAAGATAAGAAGTAAATATAATATTTGTTAAATATGGCTTGTAAATTTTTTGATTCAAACACTAGAAGCCCAGAATTTTTAATAAACCTATCTCCCTGGATTAATTTTCAGGGAGATACTATTTCAGATCAACAATTTCAGAATATTAAAAATTCTCTGCAAAAAGATTTTATCATTGATTCTGATGAAAATTTAGTAGATGCAATAAAGGAATATATAAGATTATTTTCCTATAATACGGAATTAAATACAATACTTAATAATTCCTTAGATAAAATTTTAACTAAGAATATAGAAAAAACTTTACCTCCGGAAGAATATAAAAATCCAGATCCTCTAGTAACTACATTAGAGAATGAAGTAAAGACTGTAGAAGAAGATGAATCTGTGACGGAGGAGGATAGAGATTTAGCTACGAAGGAATATGTAGAACAATTAAATAGAAGTAGAAAAAACGTTACCTATAACGAAGAAATAAAGACTAATAGAGATTTAATTACTAAATTTCAAAATAATAATAGTTTATATAATAGATTTGTTTCTACATTTAAAAGAGAGATATTTAAAAATTCTTTTCTAAATCTGGATTCTGGAAAAATTGTTCAAACTTATTCAGAATTAAATAATAATATTGCAGAATATAAACAAATATTATTTAATCATATAACAAAATTTTTAGGAGAAAAAGATATCATTCCTTTATATAATCAGGATGGATCTTTTAATATTACAGAGTTTACTACTATTATATCTAGATTAAATGAATATTATGATCAACATAATCCTACATCAAAATTAAATTCAATCAATAATATTCTATACACTCCTTTATCTAAATCTAATCAAGATTATCTAAATGCATATAACGCTTTAGTAACTTTAGAGAATTTTGATAATTTAATAGTATTATTAACAGACGGATTAATTTCAATAGATCCATTTAAATTAGGAATTAAATCTACTAACAGAAATGAAATTAAATATCTTCCGTTCACTAAAAATGCGTTAAGGCAACATTTTAGAGTTAATGAAGATTCCGATATAACTAGAGAGACTACTAGTTTAACTAAAGCTATTATACAAAATATTCCTTTATTAGATTCTGATGGGAAATGGGATGGAATATCTTATATGACAGTTAATGAATTTAATAATGCTATATCTAGAATCGGAGATCCTGTTATTAAATCTTCTAATAAATATAATTCATTAAAATTAGGTAAATTAAATCCTACAGTAGCTTATATAGAATTTTTTAATTCCTTATTTGTTACGGATGGAAAAACTGATCCATCAAAAATAAATAAATTTAAGAAGAATTTAGACTTTAATTTAGATACTAAAAAGGCATTATTGTCTATATATAAATACATCTTCGACTCTACTCCAGAAGCTAAATCTTTATATAATATAATTAAAGATAACCAAGGAGATTTAAGTTTTAACTATTTCTTGGATGTCTTAGCTTATATGAATAAACAGGATGGATCAGAATATATATCATATGAATATAATTCAGAAAGTAGAGAGTATGAAGTAAATACATTCTCAAATCTAACTTATGAATCCTCTTTATTTAGACAGGAAAGAAATTTAACTGAATATGTTGATTCTATAGCTAGAAATGGTGATTATGATAATACTATTTTAAATGTATTACGAAATAAATTTAGAGTTAAGGTCTTAGATGATTCTATTTCTATCACCATTGGATCTAGAACATTATTTATTAATGATCATTTAAATATTGCTAACGAAGATGCTATAACTGGAAAAGATTTAAATAAAGAATTATTAGATAGTATTACAATCCCAAATCCAGAACAAGTTAGTGCGATTATAAATGGCAAAACTTTATCAGAATCTATTATGAATGGGTTTAGGTTGTTAGAATTGTTACAATTATCTACAGATCTTCCATTTATAAATAGTTCTGGGCAATTATATTCTATATTAAAATCACAATATAGAACGGAATCCGAATCTAATCTAAAAGGAGATCTTTTGGGATTATTATATAGAACACTTAAAACAATTGATACTCTAGATTCTATATATAAAGAATATGATTCTAATAAAGTTAATCTTACTCCAGAAGAATTTAAATCTAAAGTAAAAAAATCCTTTCCAGAATTTAAAACAATGAAGGATATTACTTTTAATAAATTCTTTACATCAAGTAAAACTAGACCAAGATTAAAGGTTAATTTAAATTCTAAAGGAGATAGATCAAGTGTATTTAAAGCCGCAGTTAGTTCTATAAATTTATTAAATAGAGAAGCTAGTCCAAGTACATATAAAAACTCTGATGGAGATAATGTACCATCTATAGGATTGATGAATTTAGTTAAAAACATACACGAGTTTATATATACTACTAAAGACTATCAGAATAATATTAGAAAACATTCTAATATATCTAATATATTCGAATCTAATATATTCTATAATAATCCAGAATATTTAAAAGGGATTGGATTAAAAACAGAATTTATATCTCCAAATGGAACAACAGTACAAAAGAATAAATTCAATGTTTCTGAGTACGGAGTATCATCTATAATATTAGATTATTTCAAAAATCTAATGGATGATCAAATTGATTATATAGAATTTCTTCCAACTGTATACGCAGATAAATCTAATCAATCTCTTATTAAAATATCTAAGGATATTAAATTTGATGGGAAGAATATTAAATCTGCATCTGCTGCTCAGATAGAAGTAGAGAATTTTAATAGTCAACAGATTTATTATACTAATCTATTATCAAATTTATTTAAATCTTATTATAAAATAGGTGAAAGATTAGGTGTTTCTTTATTAGATTCCATACCTAAAATTAAAAATAAGAAAGAAAAAGCTGAGATTATAAATAATAATATTATTGCAATAAATAATCTCTTATCTACTAGATGGAAGGAAGTCTCTCAAATAGCTAGAGAATTAAGTTTAGAAGATCCTAATTTTAAATTTATAGAAGAAGTTCATTATTCTAAAGTGGAAATGTCTAAAGGTAATAGCGTATTTAGATTAAATCCATTTATAGAGAATATGGCTAATATCTATCAAGTATCTACTGTAGACGATTCTTATTACAAAGATTTTATAAATAGATCAAAAGAAATATTTAAAAAAGATTTAAAATCTAAAGGTATTGAAGTAGATACTAAAGTATTTAAATTCTTAAAAGATATTCCTTCTCTAAAAAATTGGATTGGTAGGGATGGGATGATGATATTAGAAAAAGATGGGAAATTGAATCCTATATTAGAAAAATATTTCTTTTTAGATGGGTTCTTATCTAACCAATTCCTTCAAGTAAGTGTTGGAGAACCTTATGCACATCCATCTAAATTAAGAGGCGTGTATTATTTAAATTCCGATGGATCTATAAATCCGGAATATTTTATCCGGGATCATGCTAATAGATTATTAGCTCAATATAAACGTATGGTTGCTATGCAGGCTACTATACACAACTATTATCAAAAAGCATTAGAAGGAACAACTCCAACTATAAATGTAGCAATTATCAAAGATATAGAAGCTCCTGTATTTAATCCTTCTGGGGAGACTGATAATGTAAAGGTATTAGATGGCTCTATGGAATGTAATCCATTTCAGAATGTATTAGAGAATAATTCAATGTTTAGCTCTAGTGCTGGATATAATAGAAAGAATTTTGGATATAATGTAGATCCTGAATTTGGTAATGGGTTATTAATGAAATGTGCTATATTCTCTATAACTAATTATCGAATGAGAAAGTCTCCGGAGAAAGTTAAATTGTTGCAAAAAATGACTGATAGAAAATGGGATGTTCCTATTATTAATTTAATGCAAGATTTTAACGGTAACGAGCGTCATCTTAGAGATATTATATCCGAGGATTTATATTATTATAATGCGAATAATGGAGAATATTATAGAATAATTGATTTAGAATCTCTAGGAAATAATACTTATAATATTATAGAACGAAGAGTTAATAATAACGGGGGAGATACTCAGAATAGTAGAAATGTAACAAGAACTGTAGTAATAGATAGTAATTATAAATTATGGAAAGCTCTAGGTGGAGAGTATTCTTATTCATTAGATAATTCTAATCCTTTAGATCCTTATTTAAGTAATTTTGGAGATAAAGGAGAGGCTTCTGTAAATGCTACAGTACAGTTTATGAATAAAACCGGATATTATATAACTAAGAGGGATTTATTAGATATGGTTGATGGAGATTTAGATTTATTAAATACAATTATATCTAAACAAGATCTTCCATTTACATTTAACAATATTCCAGAAGATTCTAGTTATATATTAGACGAACACGGAAAATTAAGAGTAATACTAGATCAGAATTATATATATCAACCTCTTAAATACTCTGATATACATTATCTAGCAAATGGAACATCAATAAAAGTTGGGGCATTTAATACAAATCCAGCTAGTGCTAGATACGATGATACTCCTTTATCCTATGGTAGAGTTGGTACACAATTCATGGGTATTCAAATGGATGCAGATCACCATGCTGATTTATCTACTGTTACTGAATCTACTCAGATTATTAGTACTTTAGCAGCTAATGGATATACATCAGATTTAGCTGATGCGGCTTATAGAGCTTTAGGTTCTGTAGTAAATACTACTTTAAAGAAGTATTTTGAAGCACATAATCAAGCTAATAACTTAGAAACTCTTACAGAATTAGGAGAAGCTAATAAAACATTATTATATAAACTTCTAGCTAAAGCAACTATTAAAGCCTTCGAAGGGAGCTCTGGAGATGGAGTAATTACTGGTTATTTAGAAGAAGCTGCAAGAGAGTTTGAGGAGAATTTAAATAATGAATTATTTAATGCTAGAGATTTAAGATTTAAAATTCCATTTAGTTCCGGAAGTATAAATAGTTCTTTTATAACTATGTTAGCATCTAAAATGAACTCTGATAGTATTAAAAGAACTTTCTCTGGTATGGGAGCTGTAATGATTCCTTCTTATGGATCTATAAAACATTATTATTTTGATGGATCTGAGAATTTATTTGATTCTAATAGAAATGTTTTAAGAGGGTATTATTCTCAGGAAGATTTAATACATATAGCTAATGAAGCTGGTTATTATTCTTTTACTGATGAAAATGGAAATATTCTTAAATCTGGTTTAGATAGATATTTAGAAACAGGAAATTTAACACAAGAAATATCTACGGATTTAATAGAGTTTGGCGATATTATATTAGATCCTACTACCGGAGAACAGGTGGATATAAATACTTATGATAAATTTAAACATTATCGAAATTTAAATACTACAGTAACTAATTTAAAAGGAATCAGAAAAGAACTTCAACCTTTTAGAGCTACTTGGAGTATTGATGGAGTAAATAAGAAATATAATATTTATGACCATCCGATAATTGAAGATATGTTTAGATTAAGAGAATCTAAAGCATCTAAAGAGGAAATTTTAGCACTTCAACACTTTGTTAATAGATACATTGGATTGTTGGATGAGAATATTATGTTATTAGATCCTAGAATGCCTGAATATCAAACAATTATAGATAATAATGATATAATAGAATTTGGCGAAGGACTTCAAGGAGTAAGAATACATGATTTAAATATAAAAAGAGCACAGGCTGTAATATCTAAGGTATATCAATCTATATTCGGATTACGAACTGGAGATAATATTGCGAATATTATTAATAGTGATGGAGAGTATTTTAGACAGAAACTATTAAGAACATATAATAAAGCTAAATCAGATCCTCTTCCAAATGATATAGAATTTTTAAAGAATAGTTTAGATAATACTAGAATTATTATAAATAAGCCTAGTTCTGAGAATTATATATCTTCACTAACTCCAATGGAAATATTAACAGAAGTTATAGATGGAGAAGAATGGAGATTAAATGAAAATGGAGAAGCTGTATATAAAACATCTGGACTTCATTTTTATCAGGATACTAGTAATGGAATAGTTCAAGAAGTAATTGTTGTAGATCTTTCTAATTTAGGGAATTTAGTTAATGTATTTAATTCTTCTGACGATTATATAGGAATATGGTATAATTTTAATTCTGATAATATTAAAGAGTTAAGAGATTATATAAATATGACAGATTCAAGATTGGGAGAAGAATTAGATATAGATAATAGTAGTATAGAAGGGTTAAATGATAAATATAATAATTACATAAATAAAAGAATCAAAAGAGATTCTAAGAAGATATATAGATCATTTATTGAGAGTTTAAAGATAACAGCAAATCGTATTCCTGCACAAGCATTTCAGTCTATTATGACAATGGATGTAGTAGGATTCTCTGATGCAGAAAGTAATGAAGCTTATGTTAGTCTGTATCAGATATGGCTTAAATACCTAGGGGTCATATAAAATTGGAAGAATTGCTGGGAACTCCAGAAGTGGACAATCAGCAGCCGAGCTAGATTTAGGTTAAAAGAATCTAGAAGGTTCAACGACTAGGAGAGTGAGCCTAACAATAATCTCTCCCACGAGCATCCAACATGAGTAATTCATGAAGATATAGTCTAAACTATGAATATAACAAAATGAAATCATAGAATTATAACATAAACAGTTATAAGATAATAAGTCTCAGCCAAGGATCGGACTATAGGTTATATTGTAGTCATTAAACCTCTTGAATTGCGGGAAATCCCTTAGAGCTTAATATACTAAGTTTAAATAGTAATATTTAAATGGTGAGAATAATTACCTCAGTACAGTAAAAAGTGTTAAGATTGGGTAATCCGCAGCTAAGTCTCTTATATAAGAGAAAAGTTCATCGACTATCGAAAAGCTATTTAATATTTAAATAGAACTTAGTAGAGTAGGATTTAAATAATCCGAAGCGGGAGGCACTTTAAAAGTGATGATATAGTCAGTCTTTATATGAAAATATAAAGGTCAAACGGATATTGATAAAGTCTACATGACAATGCCTTTAATAAATAAAAATGGAATTTATGAAGCATGGTCATCGTTATTTAATTATAGAGATAATGAATCATTTGAACTCTCAAAACAATTACCATTTCCAAATTCAGATTTAAAATATACAATAACTTCTGAAATAAATCCGGAAATACCTTATATAGATATAACTCCTGAAATCTTATCTATCTTAAACGGAGAATATGATGGGGATAATACTAGATTAAAATTAGCTGTAGATGTTTTAAATAAGGTAGATAGATTCAAACAAACTAATATACAATTATATTATAATCCTGATTTAGTTAATGATTTAAATTATATAAAAGAAAATCCAGATGATAAATCAAGGAATGAGGATATAGAAAGTGCCAGAATACTTATATCAAATATGATATGGGATTTAGATATTGATATATCTAGACATCTTAAAGAAATAAGTCCAAATAAACTTTTATCAGCTACAAAGAATTTCGTATATAATAAAATATATCAAATCTCTGATAACTTTAAAAATCTCGTAGCTGCCGAATCGCCTATTAGTATGGGAGATCCACAAGCTGCTGCTGCTAAATCAGAAGCTGGAGCTTATGCAAAAACAGTTACTGATTTTTGTCCGTCTGTTAAATGGAACTTATTCTTCGAAAATATGGCTGGAAAAGAGGTTATTGGTATAAGTGCTGTAGGACAAAAAGTATTTTTAGCTGCAACTCAGTACTTTAATCAGGAAATAAGAAAATTAGCTGAAAAAGGATTGACTGTAGAAGATTTATTAAAATCAAATTTATATTTCAATAATGTTTTTGAGATTTATAAAAATATTCCTGGAAATGAAGGGAAGAGTGATGGGGAACTCATTAAATTATTCACAAATAGTTTGGCTAACATTAATCTTGATGATATTGAGTTTGTATATGATCTTTTAAATGAAGCTAGAGATAAAAGTATTAGTGTGAAAGATGCAATAGATCTTACACAAAATAGATTTCAAGAAGACAAATCTCTCGTTATCTCAAGTTTAATCTCGGCAGCAACTGATCCAAAGCCGTCAAAATATTTATTGAAATCATTAGGAATAATAAAATATAATATCTATATTTGCATAAATAATAATTTTTAATCAAATAAAATTTTATGCAAAAACGTAGTGAAGAATACATTCAAAGAGTTGTAGATATGTACAACTCAGGATTAGAAGCAAAAGAAATCGCTGAAAAAGAAGGAAAAAACCCTAGAACAATTCAGGACATTTTAAGAAAAGCTAATGTAACTAGAAGATCTAGAAAAGGTGAAACTAGAGTAGATAAGGAATATTTAGAAAAAATAAAATCTCTTTATGAAGAAGGAAAAACAGCAGAAGAGATAGGAAAAATTCTAGGTAAAAGTGGGAAAACTATAGGATTTCATCTTAGAAAATTAGGAATACAACCTAGATCTTTAAAGTCTATTACAGAAGATCAATATCCAGAATTAATAGACCTATTTGAGTCTGGATATTCCGATGAACAATTAGCTGAATATTTTAATTGTTCTATTCCTACTGTTAGGAGACATAGAGGAATATTAAATTTGAAACAACAAAGATATTTCTCTCAATTAGATGTCTCTCTAACGGAAGAACAGGAACAAATGATTTTAGGTTCTCTTTTAGGAGATTTAAATTTATCACATCCACAGAGTAATAGACATAATAATTCAAGACTAACAATAGTACATTCCGTCAAACAAAAGGCGTTATTTATGAAGAAGGTTGAGATATTAGGGGAATTTATGGGAGCATATAGATTAGAAACACCTTCCCCAGATTCGAGAACTGGAAATGTTTATCAAACGTATAGAGGAAATAGTTATAGTCATCCCATATTCACTAATATATATGACATTCTTTATATAAATAAAGTAAAAACTGTTACAGGAGAGTATCTATCCAAAATCTATCATCCAATAGCATTGGCTTATTGGTTTATGGATGATGGGAGTTCGAATGGGACTATTGCTACATGTTCCTTTACTTTACAGGAATGTAGTCTACTATCTAAGTGGTTATTAACTAAATTTAATATTGAAACCACTATTCGAATTGTAAAAGACAAAAATTGGAATCTTCTTTATATCAAAGAGAAAAGCAGAAAACACTTCGAAGAATTGATATTACCTTATATTATTCCAGAAATGAAATATAAACTTAAATATTTTAATTAAATGCGTGGTTTGTTGTAAAAAACTCCTTTAACTCAGGGAACATCCTTAGAGCTTTATATACTAAGTTTAAATAGTAATATTTAAATGGCTGAACTAATTACTCAGGTATAGTAACAAGTATAAAGATTGGATAATCCTGATCTAAGTATCCTAATAGGATAAAAGAGCATCGACTAGAGAAAGACTATTTAAACAAATAGAATCGAGTATCGTAGGAATTAGTAATTCCGAAATGGGGAGAGCCTTATTGGCTAAGATATAGTCAGAACTTCTATAGAAATATAGAGATGTTATATGGAAACGATATAACAGTAACATAATTGAATGCTAAAGAATTGATCTTATCAAAGATTAATGCTGGTCCCGATCTAGCTGGAGTATATGTATATTTATTAATCCAAGGCTTATCATTTGATAATATCTCAGATCTTATGACTAGTTCAGAGGTTAATGCTATAGTTCAAGCAGCTACAGTTAATAGAATGTATGATCAATACGCTACTATAGATTCTACGTTAAGAAATATAGAAAAAGGACCATCACTTACAAATTTTATTGGGAAAGGATATGTAAAATCTGTTTCATTATATTTAAATACATTATATAATTCTAAGATAATCTCCGCATTTAAACTTAATGAACTAACATCAAATGATATAAACGAAATTATTAATGATCTCGAAACTACTAAATATAATTTTGTTAATGAGAGATTTCTTGATGAAGAGTATGCTTCGACATTCTTAGATTCTATGTCAGAGTGGGATGAATTAGCATTAGTTAGATCTTCTGAGGAAGTAGTGCAGGGATTAATTAGATATTTTAAACAAGTGAGGAAATTTAAAGATTTAAGAGATTTATTTAATTCATCAGTAAAATCTAAAACAAATTTTACTACCTTTGTAAAAGCTTACACTGGAGCAAAAGAAATAGCTACGTTAGGTCAAATTTTAGGAATTAATGGAGGTATAAAGACTAAGCAATATGATAGATATAATTTTAGTAAGTTCTTTAATACATTAATTCAAAACGGATTAGATAAACTTCAATTAACTGGAGATACAGCTGATAATTTTATTGGAGCATTAAAAAAATATAATCCTAATATTGGGAATATATATACAGACCAAGAATTATCTTCTATAGTTGGAGATGCTCTAGATAAAATGTCTTCAAATGGAACTTTTTTTAGTATGAAGTTTGATATAGCTAAATTCTTAGAACAACCTGATTACGCTGAATCTGTTATTAAATTCTATAACTTAATAAAGTCTGTAATAAATGTATTTGATTTAATAAATTCTCTTCCACATTATAAATCATTTATTAATGCTTATTATATAAATGAACAAAATTCTAAATTAGGAAGTGTTAAATATGCATTATCAAACGCTATTATAGATAATTTAGAAAATATAATAATGAGAAGGAGGATTGGTAAAATTACTATGCCTAATAAACTATCTGAATCTCAACTAAATATCATTAGAGATTATATAGATGAATTGATAATTAGGAAGTATTTAAAAAATAAAAATTTATCTATTTCAGTTCCTAAAGGCCAAAATTATTTCTTAAATGGAGAAATGCTTACTGCTACCGAGCAGACATCTTATTCTTTATCTAATGATGATGGTTTAGCATCCTTTAAATTATATATGGAATCTTATGTAATTCCAATGTTAAAGAGTGGATATACAATTAATTCTAAAGGAGTAATGACTTTTGGATCTCAGTTAATTAATAACGCATTTTTAAATGGATTAATTATAACTGATAATACTTCTAAATTAGATGGATCTAATTATATATATTATAGACCATCTATAAATATGGTTACTACTATAAACAATCCTGAGTTTGATAAACAAGTTTCAGCATTTGGAGAAATTGAAAATGTTGAATTTAGAGGTATTAAATTATCTGACTTGTTTTTTATATATAATCTAATTACTCATAAAGGAAGAAAAGGACAGGATAGTATATTAAAAGTATTACAAGGATCAGTATTTAATCCGGGAAGTTTAATTGTAGATTACTTTAAATACATTGGAGGACTAGATTTAAATACTATAACTCCGGGAGTAATTTATGATTCAAAAAGTGATAAAGTAACAATGGATGATGTTAATATAGATGATATTCTTCTCAGAATGGCTCCGATTAAAGATAGTTTCGAAGCTCTTGTTTCAAATAATAAATATGTAAAAATATACAATGAGAACTTAGGTAAATATCAATTACAAGAAAGATTAGAAAATAATAATAAGAATAAGAGCTATAAGGATGTAGAGCTTTTAGGAGATGAGAGATATTATCTAATAAGAAGTAATTACAATTATAAATTAAAAGAAACTATTAATAAATCTGAAAAAGCTATTAAGACAGTTGAACTTCTAAATGATCTAATGAGACTTAATAAAATAAAACTTATTATAAATTGTTAAATATGGGATGTAACATAGAAATACAATATATTGTAGATGGAGAAGAAAAAGTTGGTGGGATTATTCCTACCAACTTAAATTCATATGATGAAGTTAATGCAGTTAGTTTAAGTGAGGCTATTTCTGGATTAGATATAGATTCTTTAAATACATTATTAAGTACTCTTTCGGATTTAAATCTTTTATCTACTAAAGTAATATATTCTAATGGAGAACCTTTAATCGGAAACGCCACTATAAATGATATTAGGTCTTTAGTTTCTTATGTACCTAATAAATCTTTACAGGAAGATTTTCTTCTATTAATTAATAAGTTAATAGATATGAATGCTATTAATCCATCTCAACCAAATATATTATTATTAGATGGAGATATAGAATCATTAAATATCGATGGAAATGTAGATGTTAGAGGGACTTTATTAAATAATGAATTTATTATCTTAAAAACTAATGGAACATTTAATGAAGCTACTCTTAGAGATTTATATCACGAACTACTTCATTTATATTATTCTAAAATAAATAAATCTGATCCTAATTTTGAGAGAGTAAATGAAATAGCTTATAATATATATACTACTGCTAAACAAAATCAGGATAAAGATCCTTATATAAAGGAATTTGTTAATAAAGTATCTAAAGGATCTAGTTATGACTTAAATGAATTTATTGCATATTTAGTATCAGAACCTAAATATAGAGATGTTTTAAATATAAATAACTCTGATTTATTTAATGAGTTTATTGGGAGATTATTTTCTATGGATATAAATCCTTTTATCCAAGGATCAAATCAAGAGTTAGAAATTATAAATCCATTAAATAATAGATATCCTCTAGTTGGTACAAAATATTATAATCATTCTACACACAAAGAAGAAATATGGGATGGAAATGTATCTAAAATTAACAAAAATTATTTCTTTTATTTTTCTAGAGAAAATAATAGATGGGAATATGATAATGTTCCTTTCGTTGGTAAAAATGATTCTTATTATATAGAACTCGAAATCCCGAAATCTAAAAACGTATCCTATCAACAAATATCAGAAATAATCTGGAAGAATTATGAATCAACAGTATTAGATTCGGAAGGTAATCCTAAGAAGGATTTATATAATTTAAATTACTCAGAACCTGTTAAATTAACCACAGAAGCTCAGTTATATTCCTTAGTCCCAGGAGATTTATTACTAATCCCAAATTTTAATAGAGATAAGAATATAATATACGGTAAATTTGATGATGATTATTTTTCTTATGCTAAATATCATCCAATTCAATCTGTTTGGAAGAATAGAAATGGGGAAACATTTATCACATTAGTTAATAAATACGGATCTAATATAGGACATTTTACTATATCTTATACTGATTTAGTTAAATTATCTCTAGAAAAAAACAAACAAATTGTATTTAGAAAGTTATATGGAGCATTGAAAGATCCAAATCTTCCGGAAGATTTAATAAAGAATATAAGAGATACTTATGAAAGAAATATTGAATCAGAAGATTATAATAATCAACCACTGATTAAATCTATAGGATTCGACAGAAAAGGACTCTCATTTAAGTATTACACAGTAGGGAAATCAGGATTTAAATTAGATGTTTCTAACGGAACTAATGCTACTATAACCCAAGAATTACGTCAAAATGATATAATTAAATTAAGATCTTGGAATAAAGAGGATGAGAATAGTGAATGGGATTCTTTTACATATTACGCTCCTGTGGTTAGAACTATAGGTACAATAGTAGAAGTAGCTTTAAAGAATAAAGATGGTAAATACTTCACTAAAAAAATTCCCTTTCGGAATATAGAAACAGTGATATTTACTAAAGAAAATCATCCGGATTTAGATAATATATACAATCAGTTTATTAATGATTATGATACTTATTCTTTAAATACTAAAGATAAAAGTAAATATCAATCTATCTGGTTCAATTTAAATATTCTAAAATCTGACCAACAACCTTATCGGAAATTAGAAGGAGACTTCTCTGATAATTTAGATAGGGAATCTGTTATTAAATATAGAAGAGATAAAGTTAGATCTTTACGTATTGGTGACTCTGTTTCTATTGAATGGGATTTAAAAAGAACTGATGGATCACCTGTTATTAGTAAACATATAGTAGTTGGGATAAGTGGGGATAGAATATACTTTTTAAATAGAACAACAAATGACTCTGCTCCTAAAATAGGATTTGTAGATTTAAAAACAGAATTTCCATTATCAGAAAATTCTAAAGGACAGAGAATAAATATTCCATCACTATCAGCTATACATTATAATAATACTTCCGATTTAGAATTAGTAGAAGATTTAAATATTAAAAAAGAGAATGCTAGTAAAGCTTTTACTAGAGTCGATGATAAAATAGTATTTGATCCTAATTCTAACTATATTCCTTTAAAAGATTTATATCACATTATAAATATAGACTCTTCTAACGCAGAACAAGAAGCTGCTAAATTACAAAGAGGAGATATTATTAGATTTAAAGAAAATGATATAACATTTATTGGAGTAGTATCTAATTATGATCCTATAACAGGAACTATTATTGTTCCAGGTAGTTATAGATCTGGATATTTAAAAGGAAGATCTTTTAGGAAAATAGTATCTCCACAGCAATTAGAATATATCGGATTTGCTATAAATCCAAATTATGAATTAGGAATAATTGGACATAAAGAGATTTCTGAATATAATAAAAAACGTTTAAGTAGATTATATGATTTAAATCATAGCACTTATGGTTATTCTCTAGAAGAAATCTTGAAAAAGAAAAGCCTCCTGAACAAATCCCAAGATTGGGTAATTGAACAAGAGGCAGTGTATGTAATTCCTAAGAATATTACAGAGAGAGAATTTAAAGAAAGTTATCAAGATTCAAAAAAGAAAACTCTTCCTCATGGTAGAGTAACACTATTAACTCCAACAATATTAGATATGATTAAAAATGGAGAGTTGATAGATCTCACTTCTGAATATATAAAAGCTAATAATGTAAAAGATACTAAAATTTATGGGTTAAAGAATATAAGAACCGGAATTCAGGTAAATGATTCGACTGGATTTTATTACGATCCTAGAATATATCAACGTTCTCCAGAACAAGTTATTAATATCATAGAAGTAAATGATGTTGTAAAGATTAAGTATAATGATAAATTTACTAAATATCTTAGAATTAAATCTATAACTGATAAAGGAATCAATTTAGAGTCTGAAATAGTAGGATTAAATGGAGAGATATATAATAATTCTTGGTATATAAATTTTAACGATATTAAATCCGGAAAATATCTTATTTCAGAATTATATTATCCAATAAATAAAACTAGACAAAAAGAATTAGAGAATTTATCTATAACAGATGAGGTTCCTCAAATAAAAAAGGTAGAATACTTTACTGATACTTATGATAAATTTGATAAAAAGAAAATTCTAAATAGGGTTATAGAAAATATTAATTCAACATATAATAATATTATTAACGTAATAGATGATGCTAAAATTCAAGAATTAGTTGATTCTGAAAATCTAAATAGTACTTTAGCTGATTCGTTTTCTAGAGCAGGAGCGTTTATTTGGAATGGGAAAATATATGTAAATATTAATAGAGCTGATATCTCTTCTCCATTACATGAATTAATGCATCTAATAATGGGAGCATTGAGAAGTAAGAATTATTCTTTATATTCCTCTTTACTAGATAAAGTTGCTACTCTCCCGGAATTTAATGAGAGATTTAGAAATATACTTACTAATAGAACGTTAAACGATGCTAAAGAAGAAGCTTTCGTAGAATTTATAGCAGATAGTTTAAGTGGAGTATTTAGTAGTGAGAAATTTAATATAAATAATTTATTATCTTCTACAGATTTCTTTGGAGAATATTTAAAAGTATTAGATTCTACGTTATCTCTAGATTTAAATACTCTTCCAGAAAAAACATCAGAAACTTTAAGTAGGGAATTAAGTAAGATGCCAATTGAAAAAATAATAACAGAATTTAATAGTTTATTACTCTCTGCCGGAAATAAGAGATTCTCTTTATTTAATCCAGAAAATGTATCAGAAGCATTTAAGAATAGGAATATTACTAATATAAAAAGTAGTTTATTAAATTCTAAAAATCCAAATACACAATTACTAGAAAAATGTTAACAGTATGGCATGTAAATATTTTTTAACAATAAACGGATCTAAGCATTCCTTTAATTCTGAACGAGACTTAGATGCTTTCATAGCCAAGAATTATGGAAATATGCTCTATTATAATAAATATGGAGATGCGGTATTTGATGAAAGTAATACTATTCAGGATTCTATATATAATAAACTCTTAGCGTTAAATTCTACTGTACAAGAGTCCAGATTTAATCAATCAACACAAGAAAATGAAGTAGTTACCCCTAAGAGATTAGGAGTAACTACAGCTATAACTACTTGGCTAAATTCTAATGGAAATCGTGTAATTCCAGAATTTAAAGTAGAGGAATATAAAAAGAATCAGTTAAAACTTTTAACTAAAGAAGGATTATTAGAAGAAGACGCAAAGAGACAGATAGAATTTGATATAGAAAATTGGGGACATCTAGCAAAGATTGGAGATAAAGTACATAAAGTAGCTGAGTTATATTTCAAAAATCAGGATTTAAATACAATATCTCAGATTGTTGATCTTCCATATGATACAATCGAAAATTTATATTTTACATTTAAGAATTTAGAATCTAAAATTAGTAAAGGAAAAAAGTATAAATTTATCCCGGAATTAACACTACAAACTTCTGATGATGAATCTGATCCTATCATAGGACGATTAGATTTATTAGCTATAGATGAAAGAGGAAATGTAGAAATTTATGATTTTAAAATCTCAAATAAACCATATGAAACATGGTATTCTTCTAAACAATTAACAATAGATTATCAATTAGCTGCATATAGAGCGTTATTAGCTAATAATGGAATTGGGGTAAAGTTAGCTTCTTTAAATATAGTTCCTATTATTATATCGGATATAGATTATAATAATGAGACATTTACATCTTATAAAGTTGAAGAACCTATAAACAAAACTACCGAAGGTAAATCTATGCAAAGATTATCTTATCCTAATGGATATATAACTAGGATAGTACAAGAACATATTAGAGCAAATGTATCAGAAGTAAGTTATAATACAGAAGCTACTAAAAATGTGGCTAAATACTCTGAAATCGCTTTCGGAAAATTATCTAAAGAAACCCCGAAAGAATTTGTAGAGAGGGTAGCTAAATATGATAATTATAGAAAAGTATGGTTCTTTAATGATTATGTATCTAAAAGAAAGGGACAAGATATTCCCGTAATAGAAGCTCCAACTAAAGAAGAATTATTAGAAAAAGCTAGAGAGTATCAAGAAAAAATGGAGGATAAAAGTGAATCTTACTATTTCACTTTATGGAAAGAGTTTGATTATTTAAAAAAGACTTCTGAATCTTTAGAAGATAAAAATAAATTTAAATACCTTCCACAAAAAGCAAATACATATCTAACTAGAGTATTTTGTAATTATATAGATAATCCAGGATATGAAGTATTAGACCTTCCAGAATTAGCGGAGATAGGGATTTATGCATTTAGAGATGTAGCCAATAATATAGTAGATATTATATCTATGACAGATATAAATTTAACAAAAAAACTTAATTGGAATAATGGATCTCATAATATCTTTGGAAATTTAGGATCTGAGGCTAAATATAAGAAATTAAAAAATCTATTATCCAATACTGTAGGAAACGCTAAGTTATTAGAGACAATGTTAGTTATAAATGAATTACATGATTATTTTAGTAACTTTAAAATAGGAAATATTCAAGTAATTAATTATAAAGAAGGACAATCTTATCCTATAGATATAAATAAATTAACGCATAATTTTAATATCTTATCTAAGGAACTAGATATTACAAATTACTTTAAATCAGAATTAATAATTGCAGATAGGATAGAAGCTTTAAAATTAAGACTATTAACTATTCTAGGACAAGATAGAACAGAATTAGTAAAAGGAACTTCTGATTTAATTTATGATTTCTATAATAATTATAAATTAGATAATGAAACCGGTAGATATAAAATAGAACAGTTAAGAAAATTACAAGATATTATTAGAGAAGCAGCTGGAAATAGATTAATTATTAGAGCAGATAATAATTATGATTCTGACCCAACTGGATTATCTTTATTATATTCCCAAATATCTAGGACTATTCTACATTATAAACGTATCTATTTCGATTCAGATCATGATATAAGTCAAATAAGTTTCAATCTCAAAAATATATCTGAAACTATGACCTTAGGAGGGTATTATGTAGAAAATCCAGAAATGATTCCTTTAATGAAAGATATAGTAGATTTAACTGAATTACAATTCCAGAAGATGCGTGAATGGTTTGAGAAATATAAGGAGAAATCTTTACAACGAGTGTTAGAGTTATATAAATCAAAAGGATTTACTCAAGTAGAACGATGGACTTTTAAAGATTCAACTAACGCATTTAAAAATATGTTTGAGAGAGATTCTACTGGAAGAATAGCTCGTAATTTTAGAGCAAAGAATCCTTATGATATGACAAATGATCTTTCTCAAGCCGAACGAAAATGGTTGAAATCTTTCTTATGGAATGTAAATAGAATAAAGCGCGGAGTTGATTATAATTTGACAGAAGAAGAAGCAATAAAAACTACTCCAGTTCAAGAATTAATTCAAAGTGGACATTATTTTGATATCCCATTGTTAAGAGGTACTGCATTTTCACAATTGAAAAGTAAAGGATTCTTTTCGTGGATACAAGATAAATGGAACGAACAAGTTGATATAAGAAGAGCTACTAAAGCACAAGAAGAGACAATTGAACAGGATTCCGAAGCTGGGAAGAATGATTATTTAACAATGTATAATTTTCTAAACGTCTCTCCAACTACTAGAGAAAAATATCTTTCAGAGCAAGATACCTCTTATTGGGAAACTAACTTAGAGTTATTAGAGGATGTATTTGTTCATGCTTATATAAGGAAATCTTCTTTTGATACTATTCTTCCCCTTATTAATGATATAAGACATGCTATCTATTTACAATCTTATGATACTAATATTAATTTCGAGAATTTAAATAAGCAAATTGATATTTATTTAAAAACTGTTATATTCGGAGAAAGTTCTATAGAAAAATCCAATCAAAAATTCTATAAAGTATTTCAACCTATTACTACTGCTGCACAAGTTTCAATGTTGGCATTAAATCTTAATTCATTAGTTAGAGAGCCAATTCAAGGATTTTATCTTCTAATGACTAGAGCTGCTGGACGGTTGTTAGGAGATAATGGTTTTACTACTGCCGATGCTGCTAAAGCTTATGGTATAGTTATGGGAAATACCGGTGTAAGTTCTGATAATTGGACTTTAGTAGAAGCTTTAAACCATTTTTATGGGATGACTAGAATGGATGCTAATTCGTTAGCGTACGAATTAAATTCTGATAGAAAAGGTTATAAAGGATTATTAAGAAGAGGTGCTTATTGGGCTACTACTGCTCCAGATTTTTTAAATAGAATGGTATTTATAGTAGCTCAAATGATTCATGATGATTGTTTGAAAGCTCACCATATGTCTAAAGATGGAGAATTGATATATGATTGGACTAAAGATGGGAGATATTCTATATTCGCATCTGGAGATAAATCGCATCCTTTATATAATAAACAAAAAGCAGATTATATCGCACATCTAACTCAATTTAATATTGAACATGAGAATGATCTTGATTGGGAAGAATTAAAATTTAACGAATCTAATCCAGTAGCATTACCTTCCGCATATACTATAGCAGAAAAGAGAAATATAAAATCTTCTGCCGATTCATTATTCGGATATATGGATCATGAAAATGCATTTGCTGCTAGACATAAATTTGTAGGTAAGATACTATTCCAATTTAAATCTTATTTCTCATCTACTCGTGAAAGATTCTTCTTAGGAGGAACTGATAAAACACCTAAAGGAGAATGGAAACAAAAAACAGATGAAGAAGGAAATTTACTTTATTTAAAATCTGTGATAGGTGAGGATGGAGAATCTCATTTAATAGAAACTACAGAAGTTACAGATATCCCTGCAAAGGAATGGTCTGGAAGATTTATAGAAGGAATGGTGAATAGTACTTTCTATTACATGCAATATTTATTTAAGTATTATATAAATAAGGATACTGATGCAATTTTAGAACATAAAGATTATAGAATTAGAAATGCTAGACAATTATTAGCAGATTCTATGTGGGCTGCTTTACTTGCATTATTATTTAGATTAATAATGGAAGATAAAGAAGAAAGTGGAGAAGAATTCGATCCCTTAACTAAGAATATTCTAAGACAAACTTTATTAAATTCCACTGACGAACTTGTATTTTGGGCTCCTCTAGAACTTTCTTTAGACACTCCGGTAGCTCTTAGTTTTTTAGAAAGACTAAAAGACTCTACTATTAGAATAGCTAAAGGAGAAAGTTCTTTCGGAAAAGAGATTCCTAAGAATTTTTATGTAATAAAACAAACTCAGAATGTGTTTAATTTATTAAATTCGGAAGAATAAATACTTATTATATATGACTACATCAAAACAAAAACATAAACTTTTACCATTAGTAATATATAATCCACTAATTCCAGTTAAAGGATTTCTTGCTATGGTAACTATTTTTATTTTATGGATAAGAAGTGAATATAAAGGTGATACTAGAAGACTTAATGAAAGATTTTTTAGACATGAAACAATTCATGTATATCAACAGACTGAGATTTGGATTACATCTATTATTATAGCAGTTTTATCTTGTTTAATATTTAATCTCTCTTTATGGTGGATTTTAGCTACTCCTTTACTTCCATTATTAATATATGTAATATGTTGGATTATAGAGATAATTCTACCTCCATATAATATGGCGTATAAAAATATATGTTTTGAAACTGAGGCTAGATATAATGAAAATAATCCAGAATATTTAAATACTAGGAGATTATTTCAATTTAAATTCTTAAAATACATATCTAATAAAAAATATCCAGCTAAATAAAAAAAAGAAAAACCCTAACAATGCATAATGCACTGCTAGGGTTTCTTTATTTTAAATTAAATTCTTTCTTATATACTATCTTTTGAAAATAGTAAAATACTCTTCCATTTTCAGTTGTTACATCAACTAAACAATAACCTTCTTTACTCATTTTATTTAATAAAGATTGTTCGGTCTCACTTACCGGAGAATATCTTCTAATATCTATAGATGGAAGATAGTTTTGTATATTTAAATTCTCTTTTAATATATCACTTTGATATGAAATCTTTCCTGAGATTCTTCCAATTCCAAATGTTAATATTACAATTAATAAACAATAGAATATTAATACAATATCTTTATATTTCATTACTTACTAAAGTATATTAAATAATCTTTTATACTAGTATTATTCGCATCAACTGGATTAGCTCCTTTAAACAGGAACTTGTTTACTCCTCCAACACCACCTAAATGCGCAGCTCCTAATAAGCCCCATTCATTTATTTTAGTCCCATCTATGTCTTTTCCATTAGTTCCTCTTAGAGTATTTCTAAGTCTTTCTCTATTTAAATTAGTAAATTTAATAACAGCATCAATCTGCTTCTTCCAGTCTGACATATAATCAGAAGTAGTCATCCCAATGTCTCTTAAAGCATCATCCCCAAATTGAAATAATCCTTTAAATCCTTGTGCATTTATTACTTCTGGATTAAAATTACTCTCTCTTTCAGCTAATCTAATTAAATATTTCTTATAATCATTTTCTATGTCTAAAGAATTTATATAAGAAGTAATCTGCTTCTTTAATTCATTCTTTTGATTTTGTCCCACATTGGCTCTACTAGTTTCCAAATTGCTAGAATCAGCTGGTTTAGTAAAATTAAAATTATCGGAGCTGCTATTAGTAGATACCCAAGAATCATTATTGCTAGGGCTGTTAGAAATATTGTCTCTATCATTTGTTAAATCTTTAAATTTCATATCTAATATTTCTGGAGATACTTTCTCTGTATTAGGATCTAATTTAGTAAAAAACTCCGAATATGATACGAAAGGATTTTTATTTTTATTCATATTAAATTCTAAAATCTATTTTACACATTTTTATCATCATTCTTTATATCTAAATCTGATTCAAATTTTTCTTGGATGATTCTGTTATCTAAGACATAATATAATTTATTTGTCCAATAAGGTCCTATATAAAGACCTACACACTCTTTTGTTTTAAAATCGATATCTTGATAGATTGGAATATTTTCTTTATCACAACGTTCAATAAGGGTGTCTAATTGGTAGCGAGGTATATTATATATAATTTTAGTTTGGCATTTGTTTTTTACCCAATATTCAAATATTCCTCTATGTTTAAATACTTTTTGAAGAACATATCCAGATAAAAAATCTCCTAATTTAGATACTGAAAAGAGATTTAAGATACCTTTAGCTGTATAATATATTATTTTTGAAGTAAAATTTTCATTTTCCAAGAATTTATCAGAGAATAATATTAAGGAATGAGTATATTCGGAAGCTTTTAAAACTTTAGACTTTATTTTTATTGACATATTATGTTTAATTTAATATATAAAAACTAAGATTTAAAAGATTTTATATTAAGTTTCTTTACTACTTTTACATTTCTTAATAATGGTTCGTTGTCACTTCCGTATCCAACTGCAATTCCTGTTACAATGTACATGTTAATGTCTCCGTCAAAATATTGCTCATATAGATTATGTAATGTTATACATGTATATCTAGTAGGTCTATATGGTAATAGGACTCTATATTGATTATTAAAACATATACATTCATAACATGATACTCCACGCTCTCTTCCAATTAACTCTCCTTCATTGTTATATATACCAGAACGTTCATTATCAGGAATTTCTCCAAATCGAATGTATTCTTTCATTATACATCAATACCTTTTTCTTTAAATAAATTATATAATTTCTCTGCTAAATAAAATGCATCTGGATGAGGTTTTCCAGTAGTTCCTCTATATCTAAGATCTATAAAATGTTTCCAGTCAGAAATAAATCCAGTCATTACAAGTTCTGTTTTAAGAGCGTTAGGTAGTACTTGTCTTGCTTGTTGTGGGGTCCAATTAGAAGAAACTAGATTTAAATATACTTGTTCTGTAAATTCTAAAGATCTAATAAATAGAGATATAGGAGAATTATCTATATCACTTAAATGGAAATCATTTATATAATATCCTCCTCTTTGTTTATCTGAACCATATTCTTTATGATATGATATAAATGAATCATCATCAATAAATGGAGTTGATTTAATACAATCTCCCCCAATGTGAGGTTTAATAGTAATTTTTCCTTCTGGAATATCTAACCATGTTGGAATTATATAAGTAATCTCATTATTGAATTTATTTTTAGAGAAATTACAATACCTCGTAGATTCCTGGGCAAATGAATTATTCTGCTCAGTATCATAGTCTATAATTAGATATACTTCACAATCATCTCCCCTTTGTAGAGTTTTATGTCTAATAAATTCATTCCATACCCCCCTATCACATGTAAAATGAACACTAATTCTCTTCTCATGAAATTTCGTAGGTTCACACAAATACTTTAAATCATCTATCCGGTTATGCTCTATAATTACTCTATAATTTGTAGTGACTAAGATTGAGAATGTATCTTCGTCAAATAACCGTCCTCCATAAACTGTAGAATATGGATTTTTTCCATATATATCTAATAATTCTGGATTACTATTGCCCTGAGCAATCTGTGAAGCTAATTCTTCTATAGATATATCCTGTCGTAAATATACAGTACCATGCTCAAGCATTGAATAATGCTTCAAGTTAATCATTTTATCCACAAAAAGTTTAGCAGAATCTTCTGTTATTTTATCAGAACTTTTATAACAAATACGTCCTGCACGTTCAATACTTTTATAAATCCCGTCAAGACCCTCTTCCTGATCCCATATTTCTACATTTGATTTAATTAATTTCATTTATTAAAATTTAATCATTCCACAATCCTATTTGTTTTCCTATATTCACATCAATAAAGCAAAATTTAGTTTCATCTTCTAAAGTAATTATAAATTTTTCAACTTCCGAAACTAAAGAAGCTTCTTTTCTTACTCCTGCAATTTGACCTGTTCTATATACATCTTTATTAGTAGATTTTTCTTCATTAATTCCTACAAAATACACTACATCATCTTTATATTTAGCACAATCTTTACAAGCATGATCAGAATATCCTACATTTTGATTATGAAGTTTTTCTACTTCGGAAGCTACTTCTGGGGTTAATAAACTATTACATATGATATTTTCTTCCGCAACTCTTCCACAGATAGGACAAATATAATTAACTATAGCAACTTTAAAATTATCCATTAGATTTAAATTTCATTATATTCTCAACTTCGTCTATTTGTCTTATGTATAAATTCTCTAAATTTCTTACCTTTTTCAATCTTTTATATAGATGTTTCCTATAATCTTTAAGAAGTTTGGATTGATATTTATTGATATCTTCTTTATTAAGTATTATATAACCTTTAGTTTCAAAATTAATATTTTTATAATAATAAACACAGTAAATACTCTCATCAGGACGTACAGTATGTTCTTCACAAATCCCTTCTCCATTACGAAATGGATCCATACCAAAGCCTTCTATTACTAGACAATAATAACCATTATAAGGTATACAATAATGAACTTTATATTCTTTAATATCTTTATAATCAATAATCCATACTATATCCCTTTCTTTTAAATCTTTAAAAGTTTTCATGATCAACATTTTATATTTTACTTTCTAGCTCCTGAACATATTTAAGTTGTTCTAAATAATTTTCTTGTTGCTTTTTTAATTTCTCTATCGATGGAATTAATTGTTCTTCCATCTCATTTAATTTTTCTTTTGCTATTATAAGTTGGTATTTAGCAATATCTTCTTTATTTATTACATAGTAATAGTAATGAGTAGATTTTTTGACTTTAAATACAGATTCTGATTCAGGGGCTTCAAATGGAAGATCACACATTAAAGTAGTGTAAATCATTCCAGATGGATATTTATATGTACTACATACTTCTTCTTTAGTAACTTTTTTATTACATATTTTATATAAAAAATCTCCTCCTTTTAAGTCACTAAACGTTTTCTTTTTCATAAAATAATTTCATTTACTTCTGTTTATTATCTAACCAGGCAACAGTCATTATACTGTATGTAGCGAGATCAATTAATGTGTCTCTAAGCTTCTCATCCTTTACTTCTATAGTACCTTTTTTAATAATAGATGAAAATCTACTTAATTTATCCTGCAATCTAATCTTAGATACTAATAATCCATCCTCATCTAATTGCTTATAAAAAGAATTTCCGTAATCACTATTTTTTATTTCGTACAATTCAAGTATTTCATCAGTTAGTAATTCCATAACCTCTGAATAATTCATAATAAATATATTTAAAATGTTAATACTAATCAATAAAATCTATGTTTCCAACACATGAATGTAAAATACTTCTAGGTTCATCTTCTAATACTATTCTATAATAAAAATCAGTATAATCACATACTATCCCAGCAAAATATCCAATAACATCACCATCGATTTTACATAATTTTCCTATTTTATTATATAACTTTCTTAAACTTGAAGGGATAGTCTTATTCCATTCTGGGATGATATAATCCGGATCTTGTAATTGATATGGGGTTATGTATATATCATTACCTCCATCATAAAAATATTTAATGAAATCGTTATCTCTCTCGCCCCTTTTCTTAACCCACCGATTAAATAATTCCATTCTTTTCTCTATTTGGAAATTATGTACTTTCATTTTATTTATTTAAAGAATTTAATTTAGACTCTATAATGTCTACATTAACCATTGATAATCCATCTCCAATACAAATTTTAAGACTTTTATTCTTTTCCTTATTCCACTTTAAAATTGTTTCTAATTGGGCTATAGTAGGAGTAAAATCTTTCTCCATATATAACCATCTTCCACATGAGAATTTAATATATCCATTAGTTTCTAATATTCTATCAGAATTTGTTCCTGATAAATTTAAATATTTAACTAATCTATCAGAGAAATTTATATGATCATAATCTGGACATCCATATAATTCTCCATTTGGAGATAACCAACCACTATTCCATATACATTCAAGAATATCTTCTGGAAAGATATCATCTCCTCTAAGGGTGTCTAATTCAGATTGGGCTTTTTTATGCTCTGGGATATATTTTAATCCGTTAGATAAATCTAATTTTAATAATTCTATAGTTTGATAGTTATGTTCTCTTATTAAATAATCTAGAGCATATTTAAAACTAAAGTTTAGTGTGGATAGGTATTCAGAAACAAGGTCCTTGTAAGAAGAAGCTTTATTAGGAGAATCTAAATGTTCGACATAATTAAATACATCAACATCATCTACTTCCAAAGAATCTTCGTCATAAAGATAATCCTCAATTTTTAGATTTATATTACATTTTATCAAAGCACAAAACTCTTTCCAATTATTCTCTAATTTGTGAATCTTCTCAAAAGTATTTTCTAAAAGAGAGTAATAATGTCTTCTATCCTCATCTGTATCAAGATGCAATCCTTTTGAATATCCCATAACCTGAGAAGCTAAGTCCATAAATTTATATTCAAAAGATTCTTGTATACGATCTCTACTTAAATACATTTCATCTTCCTCATGATCATCTTCTATAGTAAAATGTATACCATCCTCAGTTGCAGCTTTCTTCTTACCTTCTAAAATTTCTAGAAGTGTTTCATCGTTTATATTTGGAATCGTTTCTCGAATTCTTTGAATTGAATCTATTCTACAATCTTGCCAGAAGTTTCTTAAATAATATGTAAGCATCTTATTAGATTTTATATAACTTATCAGTATATTCAGTATTTACTGCTATATCAGGTTTTCCTTCAGAATCTTTAAATAGAATATATTTAACACAAAATAATCGTTTTGATCTTATATCTTCTATACATATTCTATATAAAATAGTTTCCTCCGTCTTCTTAATTTCTTCTTGACAAATAAATTTTGCTCCCAATTTTTTATTTATTGGATTATTTTTATCTAGGGAGATTAGACTAATCCAATCTTCCCTAGTAATATCAATATATTTATTCTTCACAATGTACTTCTTTAATATCTATATTAGAGGTTTCGAAAGAAAATATACTTCCCATTTCATCAATTATATATTCTTTTATTAGTTCTTTTGGGATATCAGAAAAAGTTAAATAATTAGTATCATAACAATAATTTATAATATCAAGTAATTCTTCTTCTGAAATAATTTCTTCGGTTGATAAAGTAATTTTAAAATTTCTCATAATCAATCTTTTAATAAATCGGACTCCTCTTCCTCTTCAAATTCTTTTTCGATTTCTTTAAATAATTCATTTCTAATTTCTTTCGGAAGTTCTTCTACTTCCAATAAAGGATCTACATCATCAAATACATCCGATGTATAAGGTTCATCAAAATCAATATAAGTTTCCATTCTAATTTCTATAAAGAGTTCTTTTTATAAATTTTCTATTCCCATTCTCATCTAACGGAGAATAAATATTACAAGTATATAATCCATATACATGGGGTTTCTTTAACATGATATCCAACATATATTCAAAATCAAATATACCCCTTTGCAGTAGTTTTAATACTTCTGTAAGTTCTTCAGAAGTTGGTTCTTTTCCTAACTCTTCTGTAATATATATATGAACTAGGTTAGTTGCTTCCTCAGAATTTAAAGATTTGTTATTAATTACTTTATTTATAGTGTTATATAAATCTTTCATGTATTTAAATGATGTTTTTAATACTTATAGCATTTAGACTCGGAATATTCTCCTATTGAAGATCTCTTTCCATCTCTCCAGAGATAGAAGTCTTTATATACTTCAAATATAGAATTTCCTTCTTCCGGATATGTAAAAGTATTATAAAAGACTAATCCATATGGAATATCTTTATCTCCGAACATATTATATTCCTCATAATTTATTTCAGAACATACTGAATAATATCTAGCTTTATTTATTTCAATGAACCAAGCAATATATGGATTAGAGTCTTTATTTAATCTAATACTATCAAGTGCTAAATAGGATTTAAATTTAATATTTCCTTTTCCTGATATTGTATTTATATATCCTTTATGATTATTAAATAACTCTTCTCTAACATTATTAGATATAATATACTCAGAACCGTTACTTAATACACATCCTAATTTTATATTCTGTGTAGTTCCTAGAGCAATAGGTTGGATTTCTATAGATTGCAAGAAGTAATCTTTATTATTTAAATACTTACATTTATTTTTAATATAAATCACAAGATCGTTAAAATCATAATCTTTGCTCTCTATATCTTCAAATAATATGGTTTGAGCATATTGACTAAATAAGTTATTAGTATCTACAGCAATAGTATCTAATTTAAGACTATCAAATCTATTTAATACATTTGGAATATATATATTTATAGGAGTATTAGTTATCGCTAAAGTATCCTTTCCGAATGTTACTATAGTAGATAAATTTTCTTTCACTGGAACTGTATATAAATCCATAGAAGAAAGTGTTTTAACTAACTCACTTTTATTCTTTTTATATATGTCTCCATTACATTTTGTTAATAAAAATACTAATGATATTAATGTTATAAAAATAAATATTTTCCTCATATTATTTAATACTTTCATATGTTTTTTCAAAAATATCCGGTTTACATGGATAAAATTCTCCATTTACTCCTTTAATAATATAATCTCCAAAAGAAGCTTTCATATCTCCTTCTAAAGTTTGAATACGTATATGTTTATCATTTTTAACAGTTTCTATATTATCGTCAGTTATAAAAACATTATATATAAACTTTAAACATTCTTCTATAGAATAATCATCATTTAAAAGTTGTATAGCTTCTACGATTACAGGCTTCTTTTTATACTTCATAAATTATGATTTAAATATTAGAGATAAAATAAATTATCTCTAATATAATTTATGTTTATTATTTTAAAGTTTTTAAATACTTTTTCTTTATATTTTCTTTTATAGTTAGAATCTTTTCACCACTCTTCCAAGCATGAAAATTTACGCATTCCTGTATAGTTTTATGCTTATGTAAATAATCTAATATAGCTTCCCACGTAGCCATACTTATTGTATCAGAATCTAAGTCATCATATTTTACCCAATTAAATATCCATACAATATGATATTTTCTAAATAAGCATATTTGAATATAAGGATCCCATTCATGTCTAACTTCATCATATTTCCATTTCCATCCTAACCCTGAGAATCTTATACTTATAATAGGATTATAATAATCTCTTCTAATAGGAAGTCCAAAAAACCATAAATTTTTCTTAATTATAAGATGACATTTAGGTCTTTTAAATATTTTTCTAACTTTCCACCAATAATAAAGAGGATTATTATATTTATTAATAATCTTTATCTTTGACTTTATCGGATTCATAATCTAATGCTTTAACAAGATAATTTATAGCTTCAAGTTCTCCATAAGTTAAATTAAATGTTTTTTCATTTATAGCTATATCCCATCCCTCTCCATTAGTCCATTCGGTTATTTCTATAAAAGAAGACTTATTTTTTAAGTGATCATACTTTTGAAGATCATCATAGATCGATTTTCTACTGCCAATTTTCATATTCAATTATTATTTAATCCTCTTCATCATAATTATTATATATATCTTCTTCATATCTAATTGTTTTAAATACAGGTTGAGTTGGAATTCCACCTTCTGACATATTAAAATATGTAACAGTACCCATATGTCCAATAATATTAGACATATTCTTTATATAATCCAATTTAGTATTCCTATCTCCTACAGGTTTTGCTTTGAATCTTTTTCCAGATTTAGTCTCCATTACAAAACACATATCCTCTTCAGGTCTTAATCCTCGAATCCATCCAACAATAAGAAATTCTTCATCCTTATAGTCCTTAATCTTTATAGCTGCGCTAGTCTTCTTTCCATATCCATAATATGCGTCTAATCGTTTAATGACTACTCCTTCAAATCCTTCTGCTACATATTTCTTATTTAATTTATCGATTCCTAACCATCCAGAAATTGGAGTTTGTTCTACTAATTTTAAGTGAGATGATTTAGATATAATAGGTTCTAATTCCTGCATTAATTCCCACCTATCCTCAAACTTCATTTTATCATCAGCGATATCGTATATCCAATACTGTAATTGGATAATATCTTGATATTTTTCAGGAGTAATTTCCTTAGTTCTAGCTAATCCAGAGATTTTTTGTAATGACCATCCATGTTTATAAATTTCTCCATCTAACATTATATCAGGATACTTTTTAAATATCTCTATCATAGCAGGATCATTAATTAAATGCTCTGCTGCTATATTGTAGTCTTTACCACCCCTAGAACTTGTCCTAATCTCCCCATCTCTTTGATAGAAGATACACTTTACTCCATCTAATTTTCTTGAAGCTAAATATTCTTTATCAAAAGCCTTAGTAGCTACTTCCGTATATTTTTTACATCCCATTGGAATAGGAACATTATCAGCATTAGTTTTTATTAACGGAAGTTTTTCATTTATTTCTTCTTCTGATAATTTATCTAAAGGCTTTGTGAATAATTCTTCTACTTTCTTATACCCTTTATCTAAATACTTAGATATAGTAGAATTATATTCTAAATCTCCTTGTTGATGAACAGTTCTTTTAGCTTTACCTTCTGTAATAACTTTCTCAGGCTGTTCAATAAGTTTTCCTTTAAATAATCCAGTTTTTTTAAAGATTCTAAATTCATTAACTAGAGGAAGGTATTTAGCACTAGCATATACTACTCTAATTTTTCCTTTAGAATCTCTAGATATTAATTCATTCTTGTACGTTGTTCTCATTAGATAGTAAAAGATTACATATAGTTGTAAAAGATGTTCCATTAGAAAGTTCTTCTAATATCTTCCTTTGAGTTGTTCCTTCCATTTCTGTAGAAGTCATTACATCCATCCATTCTGGATATGTTTTTATTGTAAAAGAGTCTTTACTCATTCTAGAAAGATATTTAGCATAGAAATTACCTTTATAATATACTTCGGTTAAGACTCCGTTTTCATCTACTTCTATCTTTACTTTATTATATTCTTCAATAGGTATTCCATACATAGTCTCATTAATAATTTTACGATAATTATAGAACATTTCCTCAGGAGTACTTTCTAAATTTCCATCTTTAGTTATATGTATTTCTAAATCTTTGAACTTAATATAGAATCCTTCTAATTTCTGTGATCTAATCTGATTTGTGATATATAAAAGTTCAGTTTGAGTAGTTACAGTGGTAAGTAATTCTCCTTCCGGAGTATAAATCTCCACAGGAATATCTTTTGGAAAATTTAAGTCTATATTATAATCCATTTTAATTTAATAAATAAATGTTATTTTTAGTTCTAGACAATGCTACATATTGTAATTGTCTTAATTCCTCTTCATCTTTACATCTTAAAATATCTTTCATATCTATATAAACATTAGTAATTGAGCTTCCTTGCATAATACTACAAACTTTCATTTGTAGATTGGACTATATCTTGTATTTCTTGTGGACAAATAGAAACATCTTTAAATATATAACCATTGTTTTTTGAAGTTTTACTCTGGTTTTTTCTTATTCCTGCCATTACGTTTCCAGCTGTTTTAGCATGTTTTTCATGTGGCTCTTCCGGAAAAACTCCATCAAGAAAATCAGTAATTTCATAGGGGTAGTGAATAATTTTAATAAACTCCTCTTTATTATTGAAAATTGCAACGTTATATCTAGTTTTTCCGGCAGCTGGATTATTTCCTCCCATCCTAGCTTTAGATAAATTCTCTCCAAAACCTTCTGGTTTTGGTCTCCCAACAATTTTAGAAGATATTAATTCTGATATACGTTTTTTAGCAATAGAATCCTGCATTGTAAAAGTATCTCCTCCTTCTCCTCCTTTAGTTTGATTAGTTAAATTCCATAGTTTTGAATATTTTTCTATATATTCTACTTCTATCTTATATAAATAATCATTTTCTACTATTTTTAATACTTCCCAATCTGCTGTTTTAGGATAAATTTTTTTAAAATATTCAAATTTTTTATTCATTTTTCGCTTTCCTTCTAAAGCTTCTATAAAATGATTATAGTGTCCTGCTAATCTATCTTTTGGAGTAGATTCGGTAGCACCTACATAAAAAATTTCTCCTGTGTCAGGATTTTTTAAAGCATAAATAAATCCTAACCTAACTAATTTGTCTTTTTGATTTGGTAAATAACATTGTTCCATTATACGAATTTTTAAGTTACTATTTATATTGATTTCAATACACAAAAGTAACCATAAAAATTCATAAGTCCAAATAAATACCCTACTGTTTCCAAATAAATTTTAATAATTTAAATGTACTCTCTTTCGAGATAGTCTCTGAACTCTTTTCCATACATGGAAATTTAGCTGCGGATTGTCCAATATTATCCTTTTTTACTATACTGAGGTAGTTAATCTCACCATTATATACATTACTGTTATAATTTAGTAGGATAATCTCTAAGGATGTTCCCGTCAATTAAGTAGGTTTTACAAGAGCCAAAAAATCAACTCTTATGCGTGCTAATGGCATATCCAGGCTTTAGCGTTGCTGATTTTATTAATCTCCCGTCATAATATAAATCAATTGGAGATGCAAAGTATTGTTGTAACTTATAATATTTACCCCACAATGCTCCATATAATCTAGAATTTACTTTCTTGTCTACTTTTAGAGCGGTTAGTCTAGTTGTTTCAAATAAGGATATAAAAGAATTTAATATTTCAGGATCTATATATTTAGATATAATAAATACTTCTATATCATCTTCATATATAAAATCTCTTAAAGTTAATATAAATCCCTTTAATTCTAGAGGAAATATTTGAGATGGAGGTTTAATATAAGGCTTTACATCTTTTATTATATAATCTAGAGAGTTATATATTTTTCCAAAATAATCATCGGACTCAAAGTTATCATATCCAGTTAGAAATCCTCCAATATTATATTCTTCATTATTATTAAATAAAAGTTTATTAAGTACAGTGTTATACTCATTTAATCTTTTATTTGTATATGTAAGAATTCTACATAAGTACGGATCTTCTTTACTAATAGCCTTCTTAAAATTCTTTCCAGCTTTGATTATAAAATCTTTTACATTACTACAGTTATATAAAGATCCATAGTCAGATTTAAATTCTTTAAACTTACCAAAATGCGGAGATGTTCTTAATTCATCTAATAAATATAATAACGGAGCCTCGTCTTTCTGTCGATATATTTTGGTTAATTCTATTTTATTCTTTAAAGAGAATACTTTAGATATTTCCAAATCTTTAACTCCTCGTAGTTGCGCTGAATCACCTAGAAAAACTATTTTTACATTTCTTTTTGATACTAACTCTTTATCTATAAACTCATATAAATCAGAGGTTATCATACTACATTCATCTACTATTACTAATCTAGGAATTCTAGCTTTCCAATTATGTTTTAATCCACTTTGAAATTCTAATTCTTTAATATTTAATTGTTCAATTTCTAGATTGGGTTTTAATAATAATAATTGATGTAGTGTTAATGTTTCAGTTTTAGTAAGTTTTTCTAAATTAATTCTAGCTTTATGAGTTGGAGCACACACTACATAATCATAGCTATGATTATCTAAATATGCTATTACTTGTGATATAACAGAAGTTTTGCCTGTTCCAGCTTTTCCAGATAATAATAATTTATTATTATCAGTATTGTCTTTGTTACTAATGTTTTTATTATTTATAAACTTAATAATTTTCTTAATTGCAGATAATTGTTCCCAAGATAATTCAAAATCCAGAGTATGGAATCCTTTTATTTCAGATTCCAACTCTTGATCTTCTTTTTCTTGTATTAAAGCACTTCCAAATTCAGAAAATATGTTATTTGCAGTCTCCATTAGAACATAATCTCTTCATTTATATGTTTTACAGTATGTATTACTATGTTAGAAATATAATCAAAATCTTCTGACATTACTTCTATATAATTCATTAAATCTTGATCTACATTAAGATTACAGAAGAATATATTCTGTAATGTTTTAAAATTTAAATCTTGTTGGTAACTATATATACATCTAGAAGCTTTCCTAATAAGATCTATATTCTCTATTTCATCGAATAATATTTTACATCCTGATTTATTCGGAGTAGAAAATTCAGTTCCTAATATTTCTAATATAAGCATCATTGTTTTCCAGTTGATCCAAATCCACCAATCCCTCTATTTGTTATATCTAAATCTTCTAAATTATCTACTTCTTCCCATTCACATGTCTCTACCTTTTGAAGAATTAATTGGCAAATTCTATCTCCTTCTGAGATATCTACAGGTTTATTCCATGAAGGATTTACTAAAATAGCTCCATAATTCCCTCTATAATCAAAATCTATAATCCCAGTTGCATTTCCAAGAATTAATCCATCTTTAAGAGCTACTCCACTACGAATATGTAAAGTAATCATATAACCTTCCGGAATACTTGTATGAATATCTAAAGGAACTAAAACTCTTGACCCTGGCTGCATTGAGATAGATTTAATTTTTTTCGTTTCCGTATCTAAAGTATATACAACAGGACCATATTTAATTAAATCTTTTGGATCAATATTACTAAAGCTAGCTCTTGCGTCCATTCCAGCTGCTCCAGATGTTTTATATTTAGGTAGTTCGTTATTAGATTTATTATATATTTTTACTTTCATTTTTTCTTAGATTTCTTTGATACTGTTATAGTTTTATTTCCTTTTCTTTTTCCATCTCCTTCTTTTAATAATTCAAGTATTTTAAAAGTTTTATTAAATATAGAATAATCCGCCCAATTATTAGTTTTAGGTAAATCAGTATATCTATATTTAATATTAGGAGATAATATATCCAAAATTTCTATATTATAATTACTACTTCCTCCTTCTACAAGTATAATATCTCCAATTTTGAGATCTTCTGCTAACATAAATAAAATATATTTATTCTTTATTATGTTCGTATTCTTTTACTTTAGATATAATAAATTCCTTAGTTAATTTATATAATCTACTTTCTGCATAAGAAAAATATAAATAATTCCCATCGTCATCTGTTAATTCAAATACCGGAAGTTCTCTAGCAGCATATTTATTTAATATAGCTCTTCCCTTTTTCTTGTCCTTAGTATATGATATATCATAATAATTTATATTTAAATTCTTTATATCATTATCAGGAGGGAGAATATCAAAAGGATTGATATCAGATTCCAGACTATTATATATAAAATTTAATATCATGATTTAAAGTATTTATATATAATCTTTAACTCACAACCTTTTAATCCATCTTGATCTATATATTTAATAGCAGTATCTTTATCATAAATAGCATTAGTATTATACACTCCAAACTCTTTTGTTATAGGATTGTAATAATTAGATAATTTAGGATTATATATAGCATAAAAAGATTTAATCATTATCGTCAGGATTTGGAATTAGTAAAACAGGAAGTACTTCACATTCTTTCAATTCTTTTTTAATTATAACATCTTTAGCTTCATCTTCTGTATTATATAATGGAACTAATCCTCCAGTTCTAAATAACTCACAAGTATCGTCCCAATATAATCCGTTGTTTAAATTGTGAATAGTATATTTCATCAGACATCCTCCTCATCTACTACTTGAATATTCTCTATTTCTGGATCTAAACAAGAAGAGTCTATAAGTATTTCTTCATCATAATCCCAGTATCCAGAATTAAATTTATCTATTGCTTTTTTTTCATTATCTGCATCGATATCTACATAAAATGTAGAATCACAAGATACTGTATAAGTAATTCTGTATTTCATATACTTATTATATTTTAGTTATATCACATTGTCCTCCAGAACACGCCTGAGCTCCTGTTGTATCTGCATCGATCAGTACTTTTTTCCATTTAACTGTAGTCCAGTCGATAGGAGTATAGTTTCTAGTTATATCACACCAATCGTGATATAATTGTACATATTTAAGAGCTTCAATCATAGTGTTATAATCTTCTCCAAAATATGTATCTCCGAATTTTTTCATTCTCCGCATTATATCTCTTTTAGCATTTAGATTTTTTACATTAGTAAATGCTGTTTTATCTAAATACTTCTGAATTTCTGCAATTGGAATTTCTATATCAGAATCTAAAATTTCATCTATGAATTCTTCTGTATATCCTAATATGGATAATACTTTAACCCAATTATTATATTGAATTGAATTAGCCTTTATCCATTCAGAATGAGGTTTATTTAGATAAGAGGGATCTTCTGTTACATTAAGTTCTTTAATGAATTCTTTAGCATCTTCAACAGTAGAATATAGTTTCTCTCCTTTATAGTTAAATGTATCACAAGCTTTCCATAAATTTCCGAATATCTTTTCGGCATCTACAATTAATCCGGAGGCAAATATAACTCCATCTCCATACATTTCTACCAGTTCCTCTGGAGTAAATACTTCTGTGTATGGGGGTTGAGTATATTGTATGTCGCCACTATCTGGGATAAAAGATACTCCAGCTATAAAGTTTTTATTACTCCAAACCCACTCTCTGATAAGATGCCATTGTCCTTTTGGAACAGTAACAGTATTAGATACGTTATTACATATAGGACTAGTAGGATCTATCATTCCTGGAATAATCCAATTATTATATAATAATTTAACTACTTCTAGTTGTTTTATTCCTAATAATTCTTGTTTAGTTTTAACATTATCATCTGATTCAATTGCGAACATAATACAATTATCAGTATGATTATTAGACCAAACAGATTCCACTACTGCTTTAGGATTATATTTAGCGTATACTTTACCTGCTTCTTCTTCTTTATTAACCTGAACTCTCCGGATATATCTTTTCGCATGTTGACCATGACATCCAGGAGTGTTTCCAGTTAAGGTACTTATATTTCCATCCATTATATATTCTATATAAGACGCAACTCTTATATACGTTCTCTTATGAACTGCTATATGTCACCATATAGATTAGACTATATCATCATCCTATTTAAATAATAGGAGCACCGCGCTTCCAGTGTCATTAGCTTACACTGTACTCTATTTCTAGATAGTCGTTGAACCCGATTTAACTTGGCTGCTGATTAGGTTTATATATAAAAAATCATTCCAGCAATTCACGGTGTTTATATTTAAATATTACTATTTAAATGCCCAATATTTTAGGCTTAATACAAGTAGTTCTCGAAGCAGGATTAATTCCTAATAACTTAGCTATTTTACTATTTTGTTCCTTAATAATCCTAGCTCCTTCCTGTAATATATCAGGATTAAGTAGTATATCAGGATTTATCATAATTCCGCTAATAGATACTCCAATTAATGGATCATTTTTGGCTAATTGTTCTGTTACCTCTCCTAAGAATGGGAAAGAGTTATATGTAGCCTGAATTGTTCCAATAGTAGCTGCTGCTTTACATTGTTGGTAGAATTTTTCTTTTGTCGTTGATTCTTTACCGGAGATGGAACACAAATTGCAAAACTGTATTCCAGTTTCTTTAGATACCCCATCTGGTTTGGTTGTTTCTAGTACAGGCTTAAAACCTATCTCGAAACATGGATTGCAACCTACACCAGAATCAGATCTAAAGAAAAACCCAGGTTCTCCATACTCCTTAGTAGACTCAAAGATTTTATTAAATACTTCTTTATTATTATCACTCCTCTCTAAAGCAACAGAAGCATTATATCTTCCACGTTGAGGATTATCATAGAACCAATTCCCTATCTTAGAATTGTACATTTCTTCATCATTAGGGGAGAATAATATAGCTAAAGCAGAATTATGAGTTAGTACTCCATTTATATAAAAGTTATGGTTATTTTCTACTTCTATATCAAATACTTCTACTTCTTCTACATCTCTTTCTATATTAGTAATTACAGCGGGAATATAATTTAAGTCTGGATAGTGTTCCAACACTTTATTTAAAGAACATCTTTTACAACTATTCCAAATTCTATTACCTTCTCCTCTTATTGCTAAATGCTTAGGAAAATAAATTCCATCCTTCTCTTTAGAGATTTCTTCTAAAATATAATCCTCTTTAAGCTTCTCAGAATACAGACTTAATTTTTCTACACATTCTTTTCTATATCTAAATGAAACTGTTTTGAGAATATATTCATTAGATCTTTCTTCTCTAACTTTTGTTTGGACTTTAGTAATAATTCCATTTAAATTGTACAAAGCTTGAAGTTGAGTAATAAATATAGAATATTTAGAACTATTTAAAGTAATCTGTCCATATCCTTTTCCGTCCTTAGTATCATTTCTAACAGTACCATCCGAATCTAATACTCCAGCTAAGAATGCTAATTGTATAGATGAAGTATTCTGTTTTATAAAGTCCGGAATTTGGATTGGAGTATTAGGTTGTTTAATATTTAAAAAATATTCAACAAAACACTTTTTACTCGATGTAAGTTCTATAGCATTTTTCTTTTTATGTATACTATATGTTCCAACTATTCTTTCGAAGATATTCTTTACCTTATCAATTATAGTAGGGTAGTTAGTCGGAATACAAACTCTAAATTTATTATCTTCAAATCCATTATCAGATCTAATTCTAGTAGATACACTACCATTTCCTAGGAAATATCCAATAAACCAAGCTAGATCTTCATCTAACTTAGGTAATTCTAAATCAGTATATTTAGGAAAATCCTGATACTCTCCCGATATACTTCTATTATTTAATAACAAAACATCTCCTTCTTTTAAATCTGATGCATATACTTTCCTAAATTCTCCAGAGAGATTATTTAATACTAACCATCTATGATTATTTGTAGAATAATTTATATTTAAATTCGTAGTTATTCTATCTACTTTTCTAATCCCATTATTTTCTTTGTTAATAACTTTTTGAAAAGATCCATCATGTGTTAATACTAAATCTCCATTTTTAATATTTTTTAATTTAACTAATCCTTTATTAGTTATTACATCATCGTCTCCACGTAGACATCGCAAAGACTCTATATATTACTATATAGTTTAGACTATATCATCATCCTTTAATAGGATGTTCTGCGCTTCGGGTAGATGATATTACCCTACTCCCACGTCTGGGATAGTCGTTGCTCCTTCACTATATTTAAGTGCTTGGATCAGGATTGTCTTATTTATATATAAGATATTCCCTGAGTTCACAGAATTATCATTATAATATTACTATTATAAGCCGCCAATGTCTAACGGACGCCACCAGAAAGTACACTGTCAGCACAGTGCGATAATATATCCGCACAATTAAGCGGAGAGAGTTTTCTAGTAGTTTTATGAACATTATCTAATAAAGAATCTATTTTATTCAGAGCATTTCTTAAACCATTTGGTCCCAAGTGTTCCAGTAATCTCGCAAGAATTACTGCGTTCTCTTATGAACTGCTTATATTTTCATATAAGATCAGACTATATCAACATCTACGAGAGATGCTTTCTGTTTCCATTACCATTAGCTTGTAATGTACTCCCCTTCGGGATAGTCGTTGAAAATCTATATCTCTTTACGTCCTTTAGGCTGTCTGTTTACATAAACATAACATCCTTTAAATTTCCCTCTACTTATTGGTTTATTTGTATTTTTACTTCTATATAAAACACCATCAGACATTCCTGTCTTTTGTAAAAATTTCTTATATCCGAAAGCAGAGTATAATACCTCTTTATTAGAATTTAATAAAGTATATTCTACATATTCATCATCGGTTATTAATCCAACTCTTCTAGCGTGAGCCGTATTTTCTTTAGTTGTACACCATTCTAAGTTAGATACATGATTATTATTTCTATTACCATCAATATGATTCACATACGGCTTATTGTCCGGATTAGGAATAAATGTTAAAGCCACTAATCTATGTTTTTGTGGATAAGTAACCTTTCCGTTTACATTAAATTCATATTGCCAATATCGATGCTTATAATGAGAAGTTAGTAATCTCTTACTTCTAATAGAATAAACATCTCCATCTTCGTTAATTAAATAATAATCTTCATAACCTTTTACCGGAGTGAAGAGAGATAAATTCTGCTGATTGTCCATTGTAACATCATTTTCCATTGTCACTATAGTATTTAAAATTAATAATTAGTAAGAAAATGCTTTAGGAGTTCCCAGCAATTAAGAAAGTTTAGATAATAAATCGCTTTATTAAATCCCAGACATTTTAGGTGCCAAAAATCCTCCAGATATTAAACTTCCATTAGGTCTAATTTTAGAATAATCAAATTTAGGATAAGATATATTAGAATTAAAATAGTACTGGATGAGCTGGTCAATAGCTTTCGACCATCCCTGTATACTGTCCTCAATTATATACTCCTCAATAGAGCTATTAAGTATTTCAGGCATTTCTGGGAGTAGATTCACATGTTTATATTCAACAGAACAACCTACACCACACCCACATAACAGTAAATACTCAATCTGTTTAAATCTTTCTAGATCATCTATGTAAGTATATGAACAATTGAAGATTTTCTCATTTTTCTTCAAAATTGGATCTCCTCCAAACTGTAACGCTCTTTGGGAACCGTAAACTGTAGCTTTCTTATACTCATCAAAAGCTTCTAGAAAATCATTATTAAATTCTGCATTATTTAATGCTTCCGGATATTTATCTCCAAGATGTTTTAAATGCATCTGAAATATTCTATCAACAGATTCTTCAAAAGTCTCCTTCCTTTTTAAATCTGGATTATATCTAGCGTATTTAGATTGGAATATAAACTCTCCTAAAGCATTAGATTGATCATTATACATATTAAATTTCAAATAAATTATTTAAAAGTAAATTCTTTTCAAAGGGATTGACAACATCTTTATCATCCCTTAATAATTCAGTAAATGCATTATATGCAGTAAATAACGAAACTTCTTCATCTTCCGGAATATAATACTCTGAGTCGGGATTTAAAACTAAATTTTTATATGCAGATATTGCAGTAGTTGGGGATAATTTAGCTTTTCCGAAATCACTTTTATACTCAGATTTAATACAAAAATCTACCCATTTGCCCAGAGTATTAGTCATATCTACTTTATCTCTAGATATAAATGTATTCTTTAATTTTTTAATCTTAACTCCTAAATCATCTGTTAAATTCATTAGGTTTTTAATGGGAGAAATATCATACATCTTTTGTGGCTCTAATACTTGTGTATTTAAATATGTAGCATTAAACACACAAAGATTTAAACACGCCATATTAATCCCTCCCCTAAAAATTTTTACTACTGGGACTTTACAATCTAATCCATAAATTAAAGATATTACTTGCTGATGATCTTCATACTCCCAATAGTTTTTAGGTAAAACTGCTTGAATATAAACTCTATTATACATTACATCTTTCTCTTCACCAATACTAATCTGTTTTGGCTCTTTTACTTTACATATAAATTCATCTGTAAATTTACTCATTGATTGAAGAAAGGGATCTATGTAGTCTTTAGTAGAATAGAATTCTTTCTTTCCTATTTGCGTTGCTTTTCCTTTTAATAATTGTTCTAAAGTTATTTCCATGTATTAATATCCAAATATATAACAGCAGTTATTAAAACTTGCATAATTAAAATTATCTTCTATATAAGTACATGCATCTACATATTCATATATTCGAGGATCTATAGTAATATTTAATGTATTTATCATAAAATCTATCCATTCATTATTTTGTATTTTCCCTATATAATTATCTAAAGCATATTGATAATCCTCAAGACTAGTAATAATAGAGTTAATATATGCTAAGATGATTATAAATATATTTTCTTCGTGATAATAATATGGAATTGTAGCTATTAAAAATAGTTCGCTAATACTCCAATCTTTAGTTTTTAACAGATAAAATAAATTAGGATTTATATTATTAGGATTTATGGTAATAATATAATTAGAGTATTTTAAATCCTTTGCAACAAATCGTATTGAATTTGTTGTTTCATCACTATCTATACATTTCCAGAGTAAGGAGTAGAAAGAAGGATTTGATTCTAACCAGTTATAATCTATTTTAATTGTATCTGATTTCTTTGTATCACATAAATAAACGAAGCCCATGTTTATATAAAATTTTATTTAAGTATATAATAAATATCCTTATTTAAATAATTCGATTTATATAGATATATATTTATTGTTTTAGATTAAATAAATTCTTGAATATTATCAAACTCAATAGAATTTCCATTTCTCTTTATATTAAATTTTATCATATAAAAATATATAGTTTGTATTATTAAAGCTAATAGTGGTATACTGTTCCAAAAAGAACTTTTTAAAGTCTATATATCTAGAAAATAATGGTGTTGCTTTTATTATATCTCCATATATACTAAGATATAAATCTATATAATCTTCACCATCTTCTATTTTACATAAAAAAGATTTAAGTGCATATTCAAAATTTTCTAAATTAGTATAATTATGAAAATAATATAAACAACAGAGAAATAATTCATAATCGTCTAACTTTTCTGATTCTTCAACTATATAAACAATTTCATCAAGAGTCATTTCCCTTTCTATAAACATCTTAAGTAAATCCTCATCAAGATTTAAAAGAATAAAATAATTAGATTGTTCATTTGATTTTGGAAAAGAAAGTGTATATTTTAATCCAATAGAACTATCACAACTTAATGGTAAAGAAGTATCATATTTTTGTTCCTGGCAATACTTATAAATACTCTTTTTATCTCTTAGAGGAATTATCACTTTAGCATTCCCTCCTACGAACGTTCCATTTATCATATCATTCTTTAATTACTCCAGTTGTTACATGGTCATTAAATACTTCCATAAAACCTACTCCCCATTTAGTCTTCCCAAAATTAGCAGCTATATAATTAGAAGATCCATATAAACTTGGAACAGAAATATATTGAAACCTTCTGGATTCTGTTATAGCATATTGATGTAAATCTCCTTTTACTACATAGAGATTGTCTTTAAATTTTAATCCAGAATCATAAATATAATCATTTACCCAATTTATTGTTCTATCATTCAATGTAAGAGGCATTCCTTTAAACTGGGAATCGCTATCTTTCGATTTTGTTATCGTTAGGCTTTTTATCCTAACTTCTATAGCTTCTTTTTGCTATAGTCCAGCGTACCTTTTTACCCACTACTTATAAAAGTGTTGGGGTAGAAACCACTCTTGGAACTATTTTATTCTCTTTCGAGGTTCAAGTTCTACGCGTTACGATGGCACAGACTCTTTACTTTCTGTACTTATCACGGGATTGACATCACAGCCTTCCCCGTTATTGGTTTCTAATTCTCTATATGATTCCTCATATAGACGGCAATATTCTAAATATCTTTCATATTTTCTTTTTAAATATATTTTTGAGTGTGAATATAATTTATGTAAAATGTTAAGCCCTGGTCTACAAGCTATTTCTAGTACTCTAGTTTTAGAATTCTTATCATTATGATTATATTCCAAAGTGTACTTAGTAGAAAATACATCTTGTATAGAATTTAAAAAATCTTCTGTTCCTAATAAGGAAAGGAGCATTTTAGAATGATCTTTAGTTGCATATGAAATACACCCATCTCCATCTATATAACCTCTTATAAAGTCCCATACTAAACTCTCGTCCTTAAATATGTTTAGACTTGGGAACTTTAAGGTTAAAGATTTTCTAGGAGTACAACCATAACTATTAAGTGTTTCCCATAAATGTTGACTAGATAGACATACCCTACATCTAGTATTTCCTTTATTATCAGCTTTAGTAATCTTTAATTCTTTAGTGTATCCTATAAACTTGGCAAATTTTTCCATGTGTTCTTTATCAGTACCAGAAGCACATAATTCAAAGTTCCAATCTGTTCTAGATTTTTTCTCTTCGATTGGGGATGAATATATATATCCATCAGCAAAGATAAATCCTAACCAATATGCTTTCTCCTCTGTGTCAATAGTATCAAAAATACGTTCATTATATTTTTTTATTGACTTACCTTTTCTGGATTCATCATAAAGGTCTAATTCTTTTAAATCTTTACTAAGAGATTGAGAATTAATTCCAAATCTTTTAGCAGAAGCTCCTACACTCTCTAAAGAATTTACATAATCATCTATTGCCAGTTTAAATAGGTTAACTTTTATGCCAGACCTTCCATTCTTCCAATAATACCCTTTGTCATTAATATAACCTTCAAATTCAACTCTAGATAGATTATATTGCTTACAAAAATCGAGTAAACTTAATTCACTCCTCAAAAATAAATTTAAAAATTTTTCCATGTTATAATTCTATTATTTATTAAATATATTATTATTTAACAAATAAATAAATTATTTCCATGGAAACCAAATAATTATATTAAAAATATGAAAAATATATCACCATGCATGAATAATATAGAATTGTTTCCGATATCAAATTTATCGATCGGAAGGTCAGAAATATAGGATTCTATATTTAGTTCTTTAAGTTTAGCAGAAAGAACAACGTTATTTAGCCATCCCCAATCACCGTCCTTTATGTTCATATAAGTTCGCTACTCTTATATGGGTTAATAAAACCTCCTCATACTTCCTTATTAATATGAGAACTGACTATCTCTTCACCTTCATCTATATCTATATTAGATATAATGCTAAGGGCTAGGCATTTCGAATCGCTTGATTCTACTTCCATTTCAGGAATAGTCGATGAGCCTTCTACAGAATTTAAATCTGTAGCTTGGTTGCTGATTACCATCTCAGGCGTCCCAGCAGTTAACCTAGTTTCAAATAATAATTTCTTATTATTAGCACAAATTGTATTTAAATACAATCAATGATTTGAATCTCCAATACAGATGTATTTGATATGAGAATTTTCTACATAATCAAGTAATTTATTAAAGAACCCTAACATAACATCTAAATACATCTTAGATTGTTCTTTTGGAGTAATAGTAGTAGGTAATTCATGACCTCTAACAGTTTCACCTTTATAAGAATCTACACTATCTCCTAAATTACAGATAATTAAATTATCAAATAATTTATTAATAATAAAATTATATACTTTATCTAATCTCCTACTAATTTCTTCTTTATTATAATCTTCTAATTGTATAAATCCATATTTAGGATTATAAGCTCCAATATGCATATCAGACAAGAATATAACTAACGTATTAGTATATTCATTAGCATCGGAATATAAAGGCGTTATAGGAGTATTATATTTAACAGGAATTCTAAGTAAATCCTTAACAAATGTTTCTTTATCCCTATACTTGTTAAGTTCCTTAGTTAATTCTAAGATATATTTATTCTTATCTTGTACCTCATCTCTATCAGCATTCTTAGAAGCAGAATGTAATTTTAAATCCAATAACATCCTTTCTAATTCCTCTTTACTCTTACTTTCTGCAATATGCGGAGCAAATGGGTAACAATCTTTAGTAATCTGAAATGCTCTTAAAATCTTCTTTAATTGAATCAAATCATATTGTGGGAATTTCTCAGATAATTTCCTAGCTGATAAATTATATCCTCTATTAGAATATCCAACATAAATATCCTGCATTTCAGATAATGTGAGAGTACCTTCAAAAGATTCTTTATCTCTAATAAGGATTCTAAATTCATAATGTGTTACTTTACCTTCTTCATCTCTTACAGATGAACCAACAATTCTACTTTCGAAAGATTCATCAGTAGTAGCATCATATACAATTTTTCTATCCTTAACTTTATTTAATTGTTTCTGAGGAGTCTTCTTCACTCCAGAGTTTTGACAAAGTATTTTATATGTAAATCTAAACGTATCTAAATCAAATTGTGGTGGAGTTAAATCCTGATAGTTTTTATATAATCTATTATATAACTTTTCTTGAATATTATCCAATTTATATTCACTTTCTACATCATCAAATGTAAAAATATCATTATTTACTCTACTTGAGATAGATTCTAAGATCGATTTAGATAATTCTAGTTTCATATTTAATCACGGCTTTAAGTAGCGACACTGTTAAAATTATTACTGTTATGTTTTTAAAAATAAAGGGTGTAATAAATTAATATTACACCCTTCTGATTAATTATATATTTGTATAAATATTTTATTATATTCAAGATTATTCTTTAACTAATCCAAATACATAAAATTCTCCTTGTTTAGTAGTAATTGACGGAGTATAAACACCTGCACACAAGATTTCTCCGTTCTTAGAAGCTTCATCCTCAACAACTTCTTTAGTCTTTCTTACTACATAATTACGTTTATTTTGAGCAATCAATTCACGCATTTTACATTCAGCATCAGCCTTATTAACAGCAGATTGATCTACAGGCATACCAATTGATTCGATTGATTTAAATTTACCTTCTTTATCCAAGTTAAATTCTGCTTCACAAACATTATATACAGTTTCCCATTTAGTCTTACCTTCTTTCTTGAAGTTTACAATTTTATAAGGTTTTGTACGAGTATCAGCTACAGGGGAAGTTTTCTGAATATAAGCACCAGCTCCAGTAATCATATGTTTGTTGCTGATGAAGTTCTCAGCGAATGCTCGGAAATCATCTGAACCAAAAGTAGGTTCTCCAGCAGCACGCCATTTTGCAGTTGCATTTTGATTAATTTCTAACGGAAGTTCACACATTGCTTCTTCTTTACTAAATCCTTTTACATTGGTCATAAACAATTTTGCCATAATTCTAAAAATTTTATAGGTTAATAAATATTTAAGTTGTTATATTTTCCCTTAATTTGATAGTACAAAGATAAGGGGATTTTTAATGTTATCAAAATATTAATCACTAAAAATTTATTAATAATTTCTAGTGAGGTATTGTTTTTATCTAAAGTAGTGATACTCCTATATTAAAATGGAAGTAGTTTATCTAATACACTATTTATCTTAGATTTACATTCCTCAAGATTCTTTGCCCCACACAGATTTACTTTTTTACAATCTGTAATGGCTTTACATAAAGGTAAAAAATTCTCCATCCATGAATCATCATAGGTAGATATAGTATCTTTTAAAAATGCTTTAGTAAACTTCTCTATAGAAACATCCGGATGCTTCTCAGCATATTTTCTATATATAGCAATAAGTATAGATATTAAAGCTGTAACAGTATCTAAAGAGTCTACAGCTAAAGAACCAATACATAAAACCTTTTTAAAAAATCTTTCTTTTTCTTCTTGAGTTAAGTTATTAAACTGATTAACTAAATCTTGTACTATTTGTTCTGATATTAAAACATCATCTCTATATGGAATCATGATAATATTTTTTCTTTATTATATTCAGCATAAGCTGCGTAAGATAATAATGTTTTAAATTCTTTTAATCCTTTAGTAAACCATTTATTTGGGATTCTAAATACTACAGTAGAATAATTAGGAATAGTTTGCACTGATATAATATTTAAATATGATTTAGATACTACATAATTCTCAGAATTTAAATAAGATAATAACATCCAGTAATACATACCTAATTGGCGATAATAATGATAATGCTGGAAGGACCCTTCAACAAATTCTCCAGTCTCATTTACTATAGATCCTGGGAATAAATACCATGGTTTCAATTTTGTTATCATAAAGGCTTTTTATCCTTTATTTCTATATCTTGTTATTCGATATAGTTCAGCGTACATTTTCACCCTTTAAGGTGGCAGCCACTCTTGGAAGGATTATATTTATTCACCTTCTACGCGTTACGATGATTCAGAGCCTTTCGTGATCTCTGAATTTATCTCGGTATTTACATTTCAGTATCCACCGATATTGGCCACTGCGGAACACTCGATTTCTCTAAGTGTGGGGCAATATAATTTTTATAAATATTGTATTTTCTATCTAGATAAATAGTAGCGTTATTATAAATGTAATAAAGAAAATCTTTTGCCTTTTTTCCAGATCCATATAAATTCCATAAATTTTGTTGTGACTGAAAAAGACAAATTAAACTTGATTTATTTCTTAATTCTTGTAAAAAAGCTTCTGTTCCAACTATAGAAACTATCGGAATATAAATAGTGGCATTAATTGTTTTTCTATACTTTTTTTTATAACTGACACAGCCATCTCCATCAAAATATCCTCTAATATAATGTCTTATTAAATCGGAATTTGCAAAAAACTGGTCTTTTAAAAAGGTACAGTCAAAAGATTTAGAAGCAGTAAATCCATATTTTTGTAATACTTGCTTTACATGAGCGTTTCCTAAATCACATCTATATATTCCAGCATGTTCGTTATTCTTAAATTTAACATGTTGAGGACATTTAAGAAATGTGGCATATTTTTCTACATGATGCTTATCTATACTAGCTAGACCAATTCCAAATGTATTATCTCTACTACAAATATACCCATCAGCAGTTAAAAATCCTAGCCAATATGCTTTTTCTTCAGTATCTATAACATCAAAGACATGTTCATCAAAATGGATTTTTTTAGGGTATCTTACAACAGGAAGATTTAATCTAATTAAATTGTCTTTTATAGACGTATCGGAAATATCATACTTTAATGCCAGTTGATGAATATTAGGTTCTTCACCAGCATTAAGAATATTTTTATATTCCTCTACTGCAAGTTTAATATGCACAACACTTTTTGGAGATACTCCTTTTCCTAAATAATATCCTTTATCTTCTAACGCTTTTCTAATTTCTTTATTAGGAATTTTATATTTTTTACTTAATTCACAAATTCCTATAAATAAATGTTCATAATCACTAATAGCTTGATTTAAATTATTCATAAATGTATTTTTATTGTATTATTTAATAATATACAAATTAAATACATTTAATGAAATAAAACAAATAAAATACAATAAAAAAAATTTACTTACCAGTAGTCTTTAAATCATTTAAATTAAGAATACCTTCATTTATATTTAAATTCCAATTATCTATCTTAGCTTTTAGTTTTAAAGGAATCTCAACAATGGGTGCATTTGGATTATTTAAACTATTAGGAAATGATACTAAAATTTCTATTATAATAGTATCCTCATTCTTATTTAAATACTGATCTAATGAAAATTCATCTGGGGAAAGGAGATTCATTGCATCAGAATTTCTTCTAATAGAATCTACACATTTTATACAAGTTTCCCTAGATTTCTCATCCAAGATTATTTGTTCTTTATCATATTTAACATCTTTATTTTTATATAAATAAAGATAATATTTAAATCCAGATGAGATTATATTAGATATTCTTGTATCAGTTAATTGAGATATGTAATAAGAAACTTCTTCGGAAGCTTTTCGAATTGCATTTAATATGGAATATCCCTTATTTCTATATTTAAATACAACCTCTATAACTTTCCCAATTTTACCAGATAATTTGGTATAAGAATTTAATTCAAACGATTCATTTTGTAGAATTAACTCATGAACCGCCGATCCTAAATCTAAAGATCCGGTAAATTTAGATTTTAATCCTTCTAAATATGTTTTAAATGATCCTCCTTCATTAGGATTTATTAGTTTTAATTTAGAATTAGATATATAATTAGAATATTTATCAGAAAAATATACTTCATCAGTTATATCTAAACTATTTATTGATAATATTTTTATCTTAAATTTAGATAATACTTCTCTAGATATTAAATCAGTCCCGAAGTTCTCCATTCACAGTTCTATGTATAGTAATATCAGGAATAAGTTGTTTTAAATTATCGAAAAACTCCTTCCCTTCTATTAATCTTGTATCCGTATAAAATTCTATAAATAATTCAAACTTGGAATTAGTATATAGAATAGAATAGTCTACAAAATTGCAAATTTCATTAAATTTATTATCTAATAAACCTTTAATTATTTCAATAAACGTAACTTTTAAACATCGTAAAATAGCACTATTTATGCTCGATTCATATTCGTTTTTATATTCAATTATATTCTTCATATTTATTTATAATATCTAGGTAATTTAATGAATCAATTCTAAGAGGAGTATCGTAATATTTATTCTCTGGAGTAGTCAGTAATAATGTAAATACTCCGGATTTATTACACTCTATAAAATTAGCTATAGAATCTTCAATAAATACATCACACTTCCCCTTAATCAACCTTGATTTATTACCTGAATAACATACCATTTGATAAATAGGTTTATCAGGAAGATTATTTTTAATTATCCATTCCTTAGTATATGATTTAGAATTAATTCTTTTAGTACAATAAGCAACTATAGGGAAATTAATATCTCTTAATTTAGGAACGGTTGTCCAAAATTTCTTATTATTCCTTAAATTGTATACGTTTTTTAATATTGCATACTCTTGTAATCTAGATGGATATGTATCTACATTAAACCATTTTTTATAATGTCCCATAAAATCTGCAACTATTCCATCTATATCACAGATGATTTTTAAATCTTTCATAAATTATTTTAAATCTTTCTACTATTTATTAAATATTCGTTATCCTTCTACTGAATTTTTTAGGAGATGTTTTAAAGAATCATTATATATTTTTATTAAGTCGAGATAATGTATTATCTCTAAGGTATTAAAAACACTATCATGATACTTATTTCTAAAATTAGAAATACTATGTAAAGCAGCATCTATATCAACTATACATTCTTCTAATTCTATTTTTTGTACTTTATCCATTTAAATATAATCTTTTCGTATTTTCTATTAAGTCGAAAGTCTTTAAACTTCCATATTTAGAATAGAAATCTGATATATCTTTAGCCTTATATCTCCTCGGAATATATATAGGAAGTATATCAGAAAATTTCTTTCTAATTTTATTCATGTTACTAATCCCAGCTAAATCAGAATCATAAAATAAGAATATTTTCTTAAATCTTTCTTTTAATTTAGAATATAAAATATCACTCACAAACTGATTCTCCGAATTAGGTGCAATTGCGGGTATTCCAAGTTCATATAAACACATAACATCTTTAAGAGATTTAGTTATTACTAAATATTCTCCATTCTTCGGCATGTTATGAATACCTTGAATTATACTTTTCTTATAATTAGTTATAAAACGATACTTTTTATTCATTGGGTAGTAAATTTTCCACAATTGCTTCTCTTTGTCCTTAGTAGGATAGTAATACCCAAACTGAAACTTTTTAGAGGTGCTAAATGAGAATATTTCATTATTTAAATATACTAGTTCTAAGGAAAATACAAAGAATTTCTTTAAAGTATTCAGACTTATTCCAAATTTTCCCCACCATTTTAATTCCTCTTCCGTAAAATCCTTAACTTTAACTTTAATAATAGATCCTTCTGTCTTTTCAAATTTCGAATTAGTATATTCTTTTATACAAGATTTATTAACTGGAAAGTTAATATTTTTTCTTATCCCAAAGTCATTAGCAATAATTGCTAACGCTTTAGAATAAGAAACATTATATTTATACTTAACTACCTCAATAAAATTTCCATAAAAATCGCCCCTAAAATCTTTAAATACGAGCCTTCCTGCACTATCTCTAAAAAATGCACATGTAGGAGTATTATCTTTTCTAAGTGGGGACTTAAATAACCCTTTTTTAACTGGAATTCCCAAATAATGTTCCATATAAGTTTCTTCTGAATTATATCTAAGTAATAATTCTTGAGTTAACTTCTCAGAGAACATGGAATCGTAATCAGCTATTAAAGGAGGACTAGAAACATCTACTTTACTGAGGTTAACTCCCATTACAGAGTCATATTTTCAAAATCTTCCATATTAATATCCGAAATTTCCTCCGGATTAGAAGAAATTAATTCTTCTGTGGAAGTAGTAGTTCCAGAAGAAGCTTCTTCTCTAGCTCTAATCTTCTTGATTTCAGAAGCAGTAAATGCAATATCCCTATCTTGTTGTTTTAAAATTTCTACATTGCCGATAAAGTTATTGTTTACATACGCATTTCCTTCTTTATCTACTGCTGCAAAGAAAGGAAGACTAGCAAATCCTGAGCTATTCTTAATTAATTTAAGTTTACACCATACAGGAGTTTTCTGTTTAATAACAGCTTGGAGAATTGCAACCATCGAATCCCGGAATTGTTTCCAGCTCTTCATTTCAAGTTTTACTTCTCCTTTAATTAGTTTTTCATTATATTTAGGTGCGAAGTGTTCAATATAACACCGGAACTTTAATACTGCGGAATCATACATAGACGCAGAAGTTCCCCACTCGAATGTTTTTCTTTCAATAGAGTCTTGTGTTAATTCAAAGGTTCTATCTTCAAAAGTTGCTCCATTTTCATCCTCAAATACTACGTTGATAGTATCTACTTCCCTTCCATCTTTTAATTTTTGTCTATCAGCTTTCGCTTCTTTTAATTTAACAATATGAATTTTATCACTTTGTAAATAACTTCCTTTAGCTAATGTGTGTTCTCCTGCGTTGTTAAAATCTGCTCCAAAATTTAGTGCCATAATGTTTAAATAAATTAATTAGTTAAATTAAAAAGTGTTTCATCATCTAGATTTATTTCTTCTAATCCCTCTAAATCTAAGTTTTTAAGATCTGTTGGAATTTCATAATCTCCCTCATCTTCCAAAGTAACTTCAAAAGGAGTTTTTAATTCCCTTGTATAAGTTTTCTTTGTATCATCTTCCAATTCATCAGAATCAAAAGTTACAATATCTTTATTAGATTTAATAACTTTATCATCTGCTTTAACTTCTTTATCTCCAATTAATTTACATGTTTTAGAATTTTCGGAAGTTTCCTCGAATCTAAATTTTGTACCGTAGATTAATAACTGTTCTCTCTGTTTTCCTCTATAAGAAAGAGTAAGACTTTTAGTTAATTTATTTCCAGATTCTGGATCTGCGAAAACTTCTGATTTAGCAATTACTGGAAAGTAAATACCATTCTCTTCTTTAAAAGAGACTAGTAATCTATCTCCTGGTTCAGCATTAATTATATCTAATAACTTCTGAGTTAATACTAGTTTATTATCTTCCAGAACTATTGTATCCTGATCTTTTTTAGATTTAGATCTTTTAGGAGTTACTACAGCAATAGTTTTAGAAGCTGCTTCTTCAAAAGAGTTAGATGGTTTATTAATTCTAACTCCAGTAACTTTTAAATTATCTGATAGAGTAACTACAAGATTAAGTTCTATTTCCATTTTATAATTCTATATTTGAAAGTTCACCTACTTCAGATTTCTCTTCGGATGTATTAGAATTTTCAGATTGATCTTCTTTGTTAAATTCTATTTCATCTGAAATATCTGCAACATTAATCTGGGGAGTAGTAACTACATCTTCTCCACTATAAGGTTCAGAAGAATAAATACGATCCCAATGAGGTATTAATTTCCCATCTCGATTCTCGATTAATACAAACTTCTTACCATCTAATCTAGGGACTCTACATTTACATTCTGCTGCAAGCTGTTTTATATCAAAAGTAATAATAGTATTATCATCTTTATCCCTATATAAATATCCAGCTCCATCATATTTAGATGCAATAATATCAGATAACTTTCCAGCTAAATCAATATCTTTTATAGTTAATTCATTCTCATTTATTTTCGCATCTTTTGAATGACATACTAGAATAATCCTTTTACATACTTGTTGTAATAATCCGATTACTGCTAAATATGAATCTCTCATATACTTCTGCCCTAATCCAAAGGGTAAAGTATATACATCAGTTACTTTTAATTGTTCTGGATTCTTTTCTGGATTATATGCGTTAGATTTCTTCCATAGATTTAAAGCATACGGTTGTAGAATTTCCTCTAAAGAAGTTAAGGTATCTAGAGTTATGTATTTATAAGGATATCCTGCTGCTTTAATTTGTTTACATACTTCTAATATATCTTTAACTGAGGAAACATCTACTTTTAATGCTTCAATATACGCTGTTCCTCCTTCTGTATCTAGTATTAAATTATTATCTAATAAGCTTAGAGCTGTAGATTTCCCAGATTTTGGCTTCGAAAATATAACTAATACCCTAGGTTCAGTTTCTGTTGGTTGTATTTTACTTGTTGGTAATACTATAGCCATTTATACATTAAAATTAAATTCAAGTACTTCATCTTCTTCATCTTCTTTAATAACTCTATCTAACTCTTCTTTTTTCTTTTGTTGATTATCAAATTCTTCGAATAAATAATCCATTCTCAGAACTCTATCGTAATCAAATCTCTTTCCATCTTCGGGAGGATCTAATTCTTTGAAATATCCTATACTTCCTTGGAAAATACAACCCTCAACAACATCAGACTGTCCAAATCGTCCTTTAAGCAATTGGATCAACCTAAAGTTATCTCGTAATTTCTTAATATCAAACCCTTCACACTTAGCCTTCTTCTCTCTGAATGGATGATAGACACCAATAACAATTTCTGATGCTTGTGTCATGTCCGCAGTATCCTGAGCATCTTGTAATTCGAGATAATTATGTTCGGAATTTCTTCTATCCATAGATTTAAATTGTCTATTAGCTTGTTGAACAGCGCATATTGTCATATCACACAAATTACGGTAATAAATAAAATGTTTAGCTGTTTCATCTATCTCATGCTTAATTCCGGAACCATTATTCTTTAATAACTTACAATGATCTAATACTGTTATTAAATACTGATTTCTATCATTCTTTATATACCTCTCACCATTATCGTCTGTTTCAAACTTCCCAAAATATCCAGCCCATGCTCTGAGGATATTATATACTCCAGTGGAATTTAAAGGAGTATCGTAGATGGTTAATTTATCATCTACTTTAGTTAACCAATCCCTAGTATCGTAGATATATTTAAGTTTATCGTCTGAAACAGGTTTATCTAATGAGAATATTTCAGAATAACTAATATCAATATGATATTTATCAAGGATATAAAGAGAGAGAAGTTTAGCGAGAAGTACTTCTTTTGACATTTCAAAGCTTAATGCGAGAATATTTACAGGTATCTCTGGATGTTCTAAGGAATAAACTAAAGGTTTATAGATATACATAAATATGGCCACAGAACTCTTACCTGCCAATTATATTACGTATATATCGTTTCCATATATACTCTTACACTTTCGTGTAAGATTAGACTATTTCATTATAATATTAAAATATTATACCATCCGCTTCGAGCTACTTAGCCCTACTCTCTTTCGAGATAGTCGTTGAACTTTCTCCATAGATTACATCCTTAGGAGCTTAGCTGCTAATTATCACATAATTTAGTATTTTTAACATTCACATTTAGAATTTCTTCTGATGTTTTAGTTACTAAATCTTCGCGAGTTCCTAGCAATTCAAATGGTTTTCTATTTATTTGTATTAAATAGGGGCACTTAATTTACCCGAATCGGCAATAACTGTGCTCATAAACCTTCTTTGTATACCATATATATACTTATCCAATTTAGGAAATCCGGATGGTATACCCATATTATTCCCTTTCTTCCCTTCTTCTACTTTTTGATAAAAAGAATCAATTAAATTCATATAAGAGTATTTATATCCACCGATCCCATACCCTTATCCCTAGCCTCTTTTAAAGCAATCCATGATTGGTTAATAACGAATGTAGAAATCCCCATTTTTATCATATCATTTTCTTTTCCCCATTGTAGTAGGTTAATTATTTCTCTATGTAATGTTGGATTCCATTTGATAGTCTTTCCGTAAAAGAAAAAGAAATCTTCCATAGATCCGAAATGATTCCCAGTTGTTATACTACGAGCATTTACAGGAGAATTATTAATGTATATAAAACTTGGGTATTCTAGGAACAATTCCTTCCCTAATTCCCCAGAATGTTTTAAATAAGACTTAATAAAATTAGCAGTGAATGGAATATCTAATGGATATGTTTTCTTATCTTCACCTTTTACATAATTAAACTGTAAATCATCTATCTCAAAATGATCTCCTTTTTTAATATTCATCTTTTTTAATACTCCTTTAGATTGGAGAGATTCAATTATATCATATTTAAATCCACCTATAATTTTACTATATCGTTCTAAAGGATCTATCCTTCCCTCAGGATATTGAGCGAGGAATAATAATTGTATAATCCACCATTCCTCGGCTGATAGATTATATTGTGTCATTAGATCTAATTCACGATCTAATGAGATTGAGATTTTTTCCATTAATGTTTGTTTATATTGTTATACAATATAACACAAACAAGCACGGTTAATTCTAGTTTATTAGATGTTACGTGAATGGAATAGTGTTAGTTTAATTCTTCTATAAGATCTATATATTGTTCTCCAATTGCGTTTGGTTCTATATCAACTATATTAGCAAGCTCAACTAAATCATAAGCATTATAAAAGTTACCAATATCTTCAATTATATTTGTAGCATTTCTATTTATATAGCCCTTATTTATGAAACATTTAATTTCTTCTTCGGACTCTGCATACACAGTAGTTGAGACTTTTACATCACAAGGAATGGTTAACGATATATCGTAATATGGCATAAATCAATCTGAAATTTCTGTTATAGATTCAAGGTCCTCATATATAACTGGTTCATCATAGTATGTGTCTACGGTAGTAGATACCTCTACAAGATCTTCTATACTATTATAATACGCAATATCTCTATACTCTTCTGGTTCAGGATCTCTATCTATATAACTATTACGTTCAAAGAATTCTATAATTTCTTCTTTAGATTTAGCATATACCTCAACTTCTGCAAGTTTTGTACATGGCACATTCATTAATATTCTGTAGTATGGCATAATTTTTAAATTTTACAATCCTTACATCGAGTACGTATCCATCCATTTTTAGAATATGTAACTACATCTATAGGAGAACCACATACTTCACATATTTTCTTAGATAATTCTTCTGCCTTTCTAACTTTTTTCTTAATATCTTCTGGAGCATTATCTAAGTAAATACATAATTCTCCAAATTTCTCTTTTATCTGAAAAATTTCTATTTGTTGTGATTTATCTGGATGAGTCTTATTATATTCTTCTATATCAAATATAATAGGATAAACTAATCCATACCATCCAGGACCATGTTCACAACCAAACTCATCATACGGAGTGTTATATTCTCTCATGTTAAATATTTAATAATTATAAATCATTTCCGGACCTTCAATTCTTTCTTCTAAGATTTCTTTTCCTTCTAAGACTCTTTGTAGCATTTTCTCAGTGATTGTTATATAATCATTATCTAAAGTACTTAATTTGTACCAAGCTTCTTCCATAGTATTCTTTATAACAAATGTAAAAATCTTACCTTCTTCTTTTATTAATTTTAATCTATTCTCTTTTAATATATTAGATGAATTATTACATGTAATAATTTCCACATCAAATTGCGACTTTATTTCATGAGAAATATCATTTACAGCAGATACTAATATCGGACTTGGGAAATTTATATGCTTCAATGCTTCGAACTTCTGTTTATCTGATAGTTTACTATTGTATTGAATATCTCCATACTTATAAGACTCTTCTATAGTTGGAGAGAATATAATAACTCTTTTAAATTTATTATACTCTAAAATCTTTTCAGTTAACTCTCTCTTTTTTGGGTGGAAAAATACAAAATCTTTTCTCCATTTAAGCTCTCTATAAACTCCAAAAGTACAAGCATTGACTAATTCTATTTTACAGTTCTTAAGTTTACTAAATTCTTCTCTTACTTCTTTAGATGATAAGCAGTTCATTGCTAGAGTAAGATCATAATTAAATAGTTTCATATATTTATAGAATTTCTGATCATGTTCTTTATATAAATCTAAATCATCTACATTTATAATAACTTTATACTCTTTATAATTATTAATCCATTTATTAGATATTGCTTCCTCTTTAGTAATTTCTCCAACAATTGGAAGAGATTTTAAATAATTTAAATCGTAAAAAGAAGTTATAGATAATAAGAATTTATAAGGAATCTTTAAAATACTATATAAACTTTTCTCACTAGCTACATCATCAATTATTAAAAACGGGAACTTGATAAAGGTAGATAAATTATTTAATATATAAGAAATACTATAAGCTTTACATTTATTATATAACTTCTGAGTATATAACCACATATTCCATTGATAAGAAGAAGAATAATTTTGAGTTATAATAAATACCTCAGAAGAAGGATTTTTATCTAAGAAGAGCTCTAATACTTTAGATAGTAATAATTGTTTCCCAAATTGATTAGGGAGAATTATTCTACCTCTCCCATTATTTTTTCTCCAGAGTTCTACTAACTCTTTTATTCTATCTTCTTTTTTCATTATATGTGATTAGTAGTAATTAATTCAAATCCAAAGATACATGTATTTTCTTTACAATATTCAGGATCTTTTAGAATATATATAATCTTTATAATACATTCTCGATCAGTATATTCTCCTTTGTAATATTCTCTTAAAAGAATTAGATCTCCGAGTTTAAATGTTCTATCTATAATATTTCTTACTTCGAATCTCCTATCCTTATATATAATATCATCATAAAATTTTGGAAGTATTTTTAACTCTATCATATTAACTTATTTTATATACTGTCCTCTTCTATTCCATTCTATTTCATCTCCGGTTATATTAGCTATTATATTCCTAATAAAATCTTCTGGACCTTTCTCATGTTCTATGAATTTATTTAGAATTTGGATTATTACTAATCCTATTGTTTTTAATTCCTCCTGATTTCTAAGAACTTGATCAAGTTTAAGAGATAATTCTTCGTTGGTTACCATATAAATATTTATAATTTCCAAAAATCAAATACCATTTGTTTTGGTTCTATTATATCTATAATTTTATTACATTCTCTAATATAAAATTTATAATTTATATCATATTTATCAATAGGAAGTTCTATATATTTATTAAATAATGTAGTTCTGTATCCGACATTAATTCTATTTTCTCCTTGATTAAATTTAGATAAATTTAAATCTTTACCATTAGATTTTATTTTTATTAATTCATACCCTTTATTAGATATATAATATCTAGTAATTCTATCTAATTTAATAATATCTTCTCCGTTTCTCATAAAACTTGTAAAATTTGAATTTGATTTATGTAACATACAAAAATCAAATATATCTTTATGATTATATATAGTTTCTGATACTGGAATATTATTAAGGAAATAATTAGATAAAGCTAAAGGTACAATTCTCATCGAAGGATTTTTATAACATTCGGAGTCTATTTCAAATATTCCTTTATATTTAATATCTCCAGATTCGTATCTAGCCAAGTAACTGTTTACATCTCTCATTACTAAGAGATTATACATATTATCTTCTATATATAATCCAGTTAAGTCTTCCATTTCTTTAGTTACTTCTTTAACTAAAGATAAATGTGACCTTTTAACTAAATACGTAAGTCCATCAGTATTATGTTGTATAAATTTAATTTCTGGACAAGCATTTACTAATTTTTCAGTAAACATTGATAAAAATAATTGTCCAGCAATTGTTGTTTTCATTGTATATAAAGGATCATATAAGAAAGAGGACTCTTCTCCAGACTTACCGTAAATTCCATTAGCAGCAAGTTTGAATCCTTCCATAATAACCATATCTCTTTCTTTTTTAGGTTTCTTTTTTTCTTTTAATCTAGTACTTACTATCTCATTATAAATTTCAGTAAAGATTTTACCTAAATGTTCGGGATATAATCCTAATGTAACAGCTAAAGAGGGGTATAGCGATCCAACATCTTGATCATATATAATCCATTCATCGTTAGATTTATAAATTCCGGGATCAGCATTAGAATGTAAACCTCCGGTACCATATTCCATTTTAATATTATGAAATATAACACTTTCATTAAATTCCCCTTTAGTATTAGATATAACCGTAGAATTAATCTTATTTAACAATTGATTAAATTCCTTAGTTTTAAATGCTACCCATTTCGGAACACATTCTTTTAAATTAATACTATTTCTAGGAGATTTTAATTGTTTTATATCCCATTTTCTGGATCCAGTTTTATCACAATATAATTTAAGAATAAGTTGTTCTCCGATTTTAACATCTGGGAAATTTAAACATCCTAATTTATATTTTTTATTTAAATTTAATCTCAATGATATTTTATCCTTTCCTTTATATATTGGATTATCAGTTTTTCCAATTGTCATAAAAAAGAATAAAGTAGTAGCTTTTACATCATTAAGATTATATAAAAGAATAGATTTAATATCCTCTTCTGAACACCAATGAGTATGATTAAATGGCATTTCCTCTACATTTCTCATTCGCATATAAACCTCTAGTTGTTTGAGAGAACAAATTCGAGCTTTGTTATTTAAATGATGTATTTTATATAAATCTATTTGTTGAATAAATTTATTTCTATCTGCAATCTCAGAAAATTCCATCATAATTACTTCTTGAGATTTTTGATAAATACATTGAGAGAGAAGATGTCCAGATTTAGTTACATATTCATCATAATGATTTAATAAATGATGTATTACAGGATAATCATATCCTTCATTATTAAATCCAATTTGAACTAATTTTCTTCCTCTTAGATGATTATATAATAACTCATAATCATTTTTAGAATCATGTATTACAAATTGAAAATATTCTTTAGAATTTAAATCGTAACCAGTATATGTAAATAGGTTTGATAAACATTCTATATCGTATACTTCATAATCCATTTTAAAGCAATTTAAATCCTTTGGATTCAGCAACCAATTCAATCTGATGCTTTAAAGTTTCCCATCTTGAGATATGACTTCTTACACTAGTTCTTAAGTCTAACAATACCCTATATCTAAGAGTTGTTAGCTGTTCTGTAGTTAATTCACTATACTTTTTAGGATGGTTAGTAATTTCTAACATCCCTTTTATCTGGGATAGAGTTAATCCAGTTGGATTAGATCTTAATTTGTCATGTTCTTTAAGTCTTAAATATTTATATACTTTATCCATAGGATTTAAGCTGGATAATTTATTTAACTCAGCCCACTCTTTTAATTTCTTATGATCTCCAGCCATTTTACTCATCCATAGCCCCATTCTAAGAATAAAAGATTTAGTGATATGAGGATTCTCAAACAATCCCAACTTCCCAATACATCCTTCATATACAGAATGTAAAGTTAAATCTTCATATTTCCTAGCTACCTTAATAAAGTTCTTAATTGTAGCAACTTTGGGATCTACATCTTTATTCTTTTCCAAGAACTCATCGATAGATAATGCGAAAGAGAATCTATCGAAATTCTCATTTTTAGCTTCGAAATCTCGAAGCATTAACTCGACTCCAATCTTTGTAATTTGGTCCTGAATTATTTTTAACACATTAACTCTTCCGGGATTTTCCTTAGAGTCATTATATAACATTTTATTACAGTGGGAATAAAAACCCTTAAGTTGTTCCTCAGTACAAGATACTAATTTAACCTCATTCTGAACATTCCCATTATCTCTATCTTTCGGATATAACCATGTAAAGTTTTTAATATCATTCTCTTTTCTTTCTTGTGCTTCTAATAGTCTTTCTTTTAATAATGTCATAACTTTATGTGTTTAAATAATTTTTATTTTAAGTTTATTATCTTTATCTTTTTTAATTATATTAGAATTATCTTTAATAAATTTAACAAGAGCTAAATGAGTATAATTATATGGAGTATATACTTCTTTTACATTTTCTCCAGAATTAACATACCATTTAGATACTCCTGCGATTATTATATAATAAGTAACATATCCAATATCTCCAATATTTATAGGACCTTGATTCCAATTTGGATACTTAGTTATCATATAATATTCATTTTCTAGATCTAAGTCTTTAAATATATACGTGCTGTATAATCCTTCTTCTTTCTCAACTACTTCTACCCTTGCTGTTATAGGAGTAGGATGTGTGTAGATATTTTTATTATACACTAGAGATTTTATCCTTTCATTTATAAATAAAGATTTAAGTGATTATTAGAATAATTAGTTTTGTATGTTTTATTTAAATAATATTAAATATTTAAACCTTTCCTACAACAAACCACCTAAGTGTATTTGCATCGACCCATATTTATATAATTTTAATGTAGTAGTAGATATAGATCTCACATATGCTACATATGCTCCTTCATTAACAGAATGTTGTACACTAACATACCCTTGAAATACATAGGACAAGGATTTTGGTAAACTAACAGTTACTTCTCGTGATCCAGATGCTACTGATACATTTCCCCATTCAAAAGTTATTCCGCGGGAATGTAATATACCCATTAGAACCTACAGTAGTGTAATTTGGCTTAACACCATTAATTAGTTCATAAACTTTTGAGGATGTTATGTAACTAGTACTAACATCGTCCTCAGTAATAAATTCTTTTGCCATAGATATAATAAATTTTAAAGTTTATAATTAAATTTAGTTATAATATTTATTATTCTATAGCTGGAGATCTTATATTTTTACTTAAATCCCCCCCCCCCTAAAGTATAAGTTATTTTCCTTCATGCGTTCTAATAAAAACTTATTCAACATAATAAAGATTTTTATCATTTAATTCTTCTTCGTATATATCTATTAATATAGATAGTACATCTATTCTTGAAGTTTTATCATCAGGATCCCACCAGTAACCATTATAATCAGTACAATACGGAGCAAATCTATCCTTATTAAACTCTGGAAAATAATATTGTAATGCTGTAGATAGATTTGGTATTTCTTTTATACCATTATGATAGTAAAATTTTGGTTGACATTGAAAAGATGCCTTAAGAGCTAAACATAACCCTGATATACTTTTTAATTTTATAATACGTTTAGCATCTTTTAGAATAGATATTTTTAGTTCGTTTGGATAATAATTAGAAGGTTCATGATTATATCTGTTTATATAAGTGAGCAGTAGATTAAAATTACAGGAATTATCTTTCCAGGAATTTTTAAGCCCCTCTCCTCCTTGTAGTATATAATTAAGATCATAAATATCAGGATCTGTAACATCATACTCTAATATATTCGAATACCAAATTCTATAACTGGATTCAAATTTTCCCCATGATTCGTTTATATTACAGTGAGTAAAAGCTTCTATTATATCAGAGCTACTAAAAGCTTTAGTAAGAAACTTTATACAATTTTTTGAAAAAATCTTTAAATCTGTAGAGTTTTCTACACCTTCCATTAAAAGATTCCGAAAATTATTTAGTCTAATTCTTTCAATTAAACAATTGGATCTAGTACGTTCATCTATGTACATATCTACAGCTTCATCGAAGTTTACTTCTTTTAGAAATTTCATACAAACATTATGAATATATCTAATTAGATATAATATAGGTAACATCTTTTTAAATATTAATTTAGTTATTTACTTAATCTAATATATTCTTCATATATAGAAATTAGTTTATTAAGTGCACTTATCCTAGAAGTTTTATCATTAGAATTCCACCAAAGTTGCCTATAAGATTTTTCAGGAATTTTAAATGTATTACAATTAAATTCTGGAATATACATTTGTACGGGTATAAAATCAGGTTTTATATACCCTCGCCCAATATAATATATAGGATTAGCTGATATTGCTATAGAAAAATAAGTACATAAACCACGTAAATAATAGCCACTTCTTAAATATAACTCTTTGGTATCTTTAATTATATTTAATAATTCCTCTTTCGAAAAACTATAAGAATATTTATGCTTATTTAAAGTAGCTTTTATTAATAATTTATATCTTTCTCCAACTGTGGAATTATTATATTCATCCTCATCAATAACTATAGAAAGTAATTCATATACACTAAAATCAATTTCCTCTGGCAATTTAATTTTAAGATATTGTGAATAACTATTTCTAATATCTTTCTTTAATATAAAATAGTCACCTGTTATGGATACACTTGCGAGGATATTTAAAATATCTGTTACATTTACTACCTTCTGTATATAAGATACTAAAAGTTTTATCCAATCTTTTAAATAATGATCTGAACCATCATTGAGAAAATCAATAATATTCTTGTAATATATATAATTTCTATATATATTATTTTCAAAGAAATAGTCTTTAAGAGTTTCTGAACTTATGTATTGTCTAGGATCTTTTTTATATAATTCATATAAGTATTTAGATAACTCACTATATCTACTCCATATTGTATTACAGTTCTTTGTACTCATATATTAATTTATCAAAAGCCTCTATCCTTGAATGATAATCGTCTATTGGCCACCAATAATAATCATACCTTTTACTTACTCCAAAATGATCAGGATTAAACTCCGGAATCATTGAAAGAGGTTCTATATCTAAAGAATTACCAAGTCCTCTACCTATATGAAGTAATGGATTACATTCTAGAGCAGTTTTGATACAATCACACATTCCTACTTTAATATTATTATCAATACTTTTTAAATATAGTTCTTTTGCATCTTTTAAAATGTCTACTAATGTAATTTCCTGTGGTCTATCAATTTTTATAATTCTTCTATATAACACTCTTTGTAATAATTCCGAAAATTTTTCATTATAAGTGTATTTGTTATATGTATCACTATCTATTCCTAATCCGGATAGAGAAAATATTGTATATTTTTGAGAATCTGGTAATGTTATATCTATATAATCTTCATAACTAGCTTGAAAACTTGATTCTAAAATATCATAGTCTGATGATATATTTGTATTATATAAAATATTTAAGATATCAGTATTATCCATTACATGTCGTATATAGCGGACGATATTATTTATCCAGTCTATTGTATATAAACTAGTTGGATTATACATATATATATTATTAGATTTCTAATACATAAATCCATAGCATATTTATCAAAATCTTTAATTTCTGATAGTGATTTAGTTATATGTGAATCAAAAAATTCTAATGTCTTTATAGAATTTAAGGCTCTTTATATAAGAAGCCGTATATTAATTTAATAGAATAATATAGTAAACTTTCCATATTTATATTTCAGATATAATATTAGTGATTCTTTCAATAGCTTCTTTAAAAATATCATCAACTTCTTTTTGTAATTCTATATATATTGTATAACACTTATAAGATAAACTGCTACAATTATCAAGTATATCAGGAGTAAATATACCATTTATTTCTAAATTTTCCGTAACTATAGAGTGTTTGTTTAAGAGAGCAATTTTTGTTCGTGATGCTATTTTATAATCTCTAATTTGTTCTTCTGTTATTTATTAAAGTGTTTTATTTTTGATTTTAGTTATATTATAATCATGGCGAGCCAATTCGTAGTAGTCTAACATAATATTATGTGCTGATTCTTTATGTTGAAATTCGACAACCTCTTCATCCAAGCTAAAAGGACATTTCTTCTTAAGCCATCTCCACATAGGAATAAATCCGTAGAGATAATATTTTACATATTTAACAACATAACATCCGTTTTCATTCTCTAAAACTTTATACTTGTTATAGGAATTAATATCTCTATCACGAAGTTCTTGAGCAATAAAAACAAGAAATAAAACAATTATTGTAAAAGCTATTATAAAATTAATTGGAAACATAGTTAATCCTCCTTTATTTTAAGTACATGTCCTGAGAATAGATTACAAAGTGTGACTTCATCTCCCTGTATAAGGATATAGCATTCTTCTTTATCGTTAAGAGCACAATCATTACATACTCTTGAGTCCTCGTTCTCTATATACGTTATCCCATTAATTTTTATTTCCTGTATTTCCATTTTACTCTAGTAGTAAGTAATCCCTATATAGATCAATAAAACGAGTTCCTATGTAAAAAGCATCCTCTCTTTTGCCACAACATAATTTAGGATCATAGGAGACACTGTATAAAGTATGACATATATCACCGCATACAAGTCTACCTTTCTCCACGTAAAAGATGGGTAAAATGCACATTGAGTACCAAGAGGGGTAAGCTTCCAATTATTGTTCAATATATTAGAGGCTTTATAGATTTGTATCAGTTTTAAACGTGCCAATTCAGACCTGTTATCACATTCTATATCAGGAACTGATCCCGTGATTTCACATGCATCCTCATAGGTCTTCACCAGGTCCTAGAAACTCAATGTAAGTCTTTCTATTCCGAAGGTATCTTCAAGCTTTTTCTTAAATTCTCCGGATATACTTGGATAAATCATCCTAGCCTCTGTTTCTGTTATTAGTAATGTTTTCATCTCGTCGTTTCTTTCTAATCCTTTTAGGAATACGTAACCTATTTTAGAAGGGGAATAAACTCTCATAGGATCTATATGGGTTCCTAAATGTTGAACTCTGGATAATACCATCCATTGATCACTAGGGACACTCCCTCCATTTAACTTTTTAATAGCTTCATATATTTCAAGACATTCTCTAGCATTCTCTGAATAGCTAGTCTCTAATTGCTTTAATAATCGATCTTTAAACTCACTCATAATCTTTATTTATTCATACCACTCTATCTGAATAGTATCAACAGCTTTGCTTATTATCGCATTTACTTTGGCACTTTGCTCTGTTGTATATATATTCGATACAGTATATTCGCCATTTACAAATATATTAACCCATCCTGTTTTCTTTTTTAAAGGCATTACAAGATCTAAGCTATGCGTAGGATTCTTATAGTAAATTCTGCCTTCATTGGTATAAGTATGTAAATATTCCTGTGTGGAACCTTTTTCTTTAACTAAAGCTACTATAGGATAATTCTTTAATTTAGCATCAAAGCAAATAATTCTTACTTCTTGTCCGTTCCTTGTACAAACAGGTTTACCAGCTTTAGCTTGCTCGAGATCAAATGGTTTAAATTTGTTATTTTCTTTTGTTTCCATATCTTTTATTATTATTATTTTTCCTCATTGGGTAACAAATCTCTGATGTATACCCATTTTACATAATGCTTAATTAAATATTTCCAACTCGTAGGTGTACTATCAATAAAATGAATTACCCCAGATTTATGTTTCAATAAAACAGGCAGTTTTTTAAAATCAGGTTTTTCTTTCATATCATGCCACACACTATTAATGTACCGTTCCGCTTCTGATGCATGTAAATTTCTATCCCCATAAGGAGTTCTGCCTTTATTCTCTCTTAAATTTATTTTTGAATCATAACCTATAAAATACTCCTGTCTAATAGGTGTTCTATTACAAAATTCTTCCCAAGTTTTAGGTATTACCCGACAAATTTTATAGATATTTCCTTCTTTTATAAGTTCTGAATCATCAGGAATTTCAATAGTTACTGTTTTCATAATTATTTTTATTTACATAAATATTCTTCATACTTCGATTATAATATCATTATATTCTGCACTATTTCCAAAATCACAATAATGAATTTCACTTCTTGAGTCTTCATCTCTGAAAACTGTTTGTTCTTCTGGATTCACTGGAGTATGTCCTACGTATTGTATTATGGGAGCTTCATATAAAGGAATTTCTGGATCGTACTTAAGAAAATCTCTTTTAGATTCTAACATATCTGACCATAATGGTCCACCATAGAAATTACTACCACCTCTACACATAGATATAGACATTACTTGAGATAAATATCTATAAGAATCTATAGATAAATTTATCTTTTCACAGAGATTAGGATAGTATAAATGATTAGAAGCTATATCTTTTTCATTCTCAATATTATTAAATATTTGCCCATAAAAAGATAACCATTTACTTGTAATTCCGGCATGAGAAAACCAGTAAGTTCTATCTATCTTTTCTGTTTCTGGATTACATATCTTAATATTGTAATTTAATTTAAATAAGTGCAGATTGGTTCTGTAAATATCTTGGAGTTTATCAGATATACTATATCTATATCCAGAACAATAACCTATATAAGGAGAAATATAATTAAATTCATGATTGCCCAATAATAATATTACTTTATCCTCATATGCTTTCTTAAATTCAATTATATCTAATAAATTATTTATTATTCCTTCATCAGAAACAATATAAGAATCAACATAATCCCCTAAGAAAATATTTAAATCAGAATCTCCAGTTTCAACTTTTCTCTTCCACCAATCTCTTCCATGAAGGTCTCCTATTACTCTAATTTTCATGTTTTAAATATTCCGAATATAATCCAACTTGTAGTGCTACCCAACTAACCTCTTTTTTCGCATGTTTTTTATCTATATACCAAGGATATAAATGTTTGCGAATTAATTTATTACAATAATCTCTCCAAACTTTTTCTTGAGATTTAGTGTTAAAAGTATATAAATTATACCATTCTTTAATGTCCCTTATATCATCTATTGTTTTATTGTAAGGTCTTAATTCCTCATTCACCATCATTATCAGCATATCATTAACAGGATAAACCTTATTTGGTCTATACCTGTTCTTTTTCCTTTTATATTTTCTCATCGAAATTTAATATTTTTATTGGAGTTAAGTTAAAAGAGCTTGGAGTAATAATAACTTTCCCATTTTTAAGAATCATATTTTTGCTCAAGCTTTCTGGAGGATATATCCAAGTTTTAATTGATGATTCTGTTAAATATTTATAAAAATGAGCTCCAAAAGCAACATTTGTGATATTTAAATCTTTAATCGCTTTTTCTAGAATTTCCCATACTCCGGGTTCCAGTCCTTTAGTAGATCTTCCAGAGGGCATTAGAGGCAATAGGACATGATATTTTATATCACTTGAGTAATTATACCAACTATCTATAAAGTCTTGTACAGAGGCTTTATCAGATATTATATGATGAATATTAATATGACAATCTCCTTTTTCTAATAATCCTTTTATAGCATTTTCTGCATAAGATCGGAGAGATTTGTTTCCGAACGAGACGGCAACTCCTGCTACATAATCGTGAGTATATTTAAGGATTTTATTCGCTAAGTCATAATATTCTGTTCCAGGCTTATCATAATATGATAGAATTACTCCGTTAGTAGTATAATTAGGAACTACTCCAGTATTATATACAGTTTCCAAGAAATCACAGAACTCCGGCGACTCGTCCGCAGAGCCTTCAGATCCAATCGCTATTTGAAAGGGTTTTTCTGTGATAGTGATATTCTTTTCTTTCTTATCTGGAGCAAATGTAGCGATAAACTTCTTCCATGTATCACATACATTAGTATAATATTCCCCATTTGGGTTAGAATCAACATAACACCACGGACATTTTCCAGTAACACACTTATTCCCTAATGAAACATCGTAGAACTCAGCTTTATCTGCTGGAAGTTCTTTAATCTCTTTATCTCCAAGACGTATTGTAATTAAATTACTCCATATTGCGGTATAATTACAACTACTTATACCTTTAAACCTAACTCCAAAGTGTTTAAAATCTTTCATCTCTTAATTTATAAAGTTAAACAACTATAACCTTTTACATTATGTAAATTCTCTAAATAAAGTCTCATCCAATAGGGTATCTCATAAGTTAGTACTGCTAAGTCTTTAGGATTGCAGCATGTTGTTACTTCAATAGCCGGTTGGATCTTTCTAAAGAAATCTTCGTATGATCTTCCCTCAGGCTCTAATAGTTTATTTAATATATTACTTATAGTAGTTTCATTATAGTATTTAGAATCAAATACAAAAATTATTGGAAACTCTATTATTGACTCCATATATAAAGATATTTTTTATTCTTCTTTTGATATTGTATAATCAATATTATTTTTATCTAATACATATCTTAATCCTTCTTCTAGTAACGAAGGTCTATAATCTTGGGAACATCTAATTTCAATATAAGGATCCTCTATACCTTCTTGAAAAGGACCATATATTTGTGCACAACATTCATCAAAAACATCATAGTTCCCAAAATAAGGAGATAATACTTTTAATACTTTAGATATATCTTCACTATAAATAAAACAAAAGGTCTCGGAACTACTATTAGTAATAATATCTGAAATAGAATGAATTTTAATATGGAAAGTTTTCATATTTTAAATTTGGATTATCTGCAATAAATTCATAATGATAGCCATTATCTATTACTATAGCTACTATATCCTTAAAACTCTCAGCAAATACTTTGTACATCTCATCACGTAATATACCTATTTTTGAGATATTATCATCCCAGTCACTATCATTGAAGTAGTTACTGAAAGCATCAGTTATATCACGTATATGATCAAGTGTTATACATAAATCTCCATAATTATAGTCTTTATCTATACCCAACTATAAGTATGTATAAACTTTAGTAAATTAGATACGTCTCCTAAATTCAGTTTCTCTTGCAATCCTTTTATATTCTTTATCTCACTATCTTTAGAAACAAGAAATACTTCTGAACTACTGTTTGTTATAATATCTGATATTGAATGTATTTTAAATCTCATCCTAAATGATAATATGTAATATTAAAATTATGCTCAAGCCACTGAAATACATCAGAATCTTCTGCAAATTTTGATCGGTTAAATTTTCTACTACATGAAATGGAATTCTCCTCCTCGGAAAGGAGAATAATCTTTCCATTTAATTTTCGAATGTCATATTCGAAATTTGTGTTTAGCAAATAGTCTATGATTTTGTTTATTTTGTCTTCATCATATGTTTGAAGAAAAGCTTCAATTTCTTTATATGAGGAATAATTAGTATCATACTTTTTAATTAATTCCGCGTATAATTCTTTAAGTAGACTATTTTCTAATTTAATATAGTCCTCTAACCGTAACTTATAAAGAGTATCCCTAATATAGTAAGTTAAACCACTAGGATACTCTAAATCAATGAACCAGTCGTATATAGTCTGAAAACATGCGTCTATATCCGTAGAATTATCCTCTTCGGAACTTTCTACCCATTTTCTAAACGTATCTAAATTAAATACAAATGGTTCATAATAACCATCTAATATAGGATTGATTATATTCTTAAGATGGTCTAATGTAGTATTTTTATCGTTTATTACAAATAATTCCGATGAGGAATTTGTAATTACATCCGAGACTGAATTAATATTATCTAGAACTAACATAAGTTATTATATTAAATTATTATCTTTGTTTAAGAAAAGAGTTATTGTCAATAATATCTCTATCTCCTTCTATTACTCTATTCAATCCATTATAATATGATAGAATAGTATCTTCCTTAGTCTGCCAGTCAGTATCTTCCTCAGACATTGTTAGGATTATTCGGCTAACATCTTCTTCTTCCCAATTTTGTTATCGTAAGAGTTTTTTATCTCTTACTTCCGGGAGTCTCCTCCTTACTTTATTGAAGATATAAATAAAGATATTCTGATTTAATCATCAGACGGTTCAGCGTACATTTTCATCCTCAGCATCACCTGTAGGAGTAGATCACTCTTGGGTATATTTTATTCTATAAAATATTAAATATAAAAAAAGGTATAGAATCTTAATTCTATACCTTACTAAAATTATATATGTATATAAAACTCCCTATGCTGGTATCTAAACCGATAGCTAATAAACATTTCTACCTATTTATTTACCAACTTAAACCCCTTCACCTTCTTAGCTACTATTTTCATAATATTTGTTATAAATATTATTAAGGGGTCGTCGCCACTAACCAAGATATACATCTTGTAATGCTGGATACTCCCTGAAATTTGACCAGCACCCGTTGTCGGAGTTGGGACAGAGCGGGA